TGATTAAAATAACTCATTTTTTTTAAATTTAGTTTACAAACAAATAATTAATTATAATATAAGAAATAATTATTACATACGCAATAATTATTCACCCATTTTATTATCTAAAAGTCTTAACGCAACTTTATCTGTACCGAATGCTTCTAGTTGATCCATCCAGTTTTGCATTTTATCATGCTCTTCAACCTGTTCTTTCAAGTATTTAAGACATAACTCATACAAGATATGATCACTTTTTTTCAATGCATCTGATGCCATATCTTTGATTTGAGATGAAATTTCAATCTCATGGTCGTAAGACATTTGGATAATTTGCGGTAATCCTAAAAAATTCTGAGGAGGTGTAGTTAATGCTGGAGTAGCTGGTTGTACACCAAATGATAAAGCATATGTTCTTGCCCAATCAGCATGTGTTTGTTCCTCGTCTGAATATTTTTTCCATAATGCAGCAGCACCTTGGTAACCTTTATTATTTAACCACATTGACATGGCTAAATAAATTCTAGAAGAATATTCTTCTTGTTCAATACGATAATTTAAGTAACCCATGCAATCTGCTGATAACAAAGGGTTAGGCGCTTTAACACTAGGTGTAGAAGCTGCGGTATCTCTTTTTACTAAAGTACGTTGTAGTGTTTCCATTGTTTTTTTTAATTATTAGTTTCTACTTGTTGTGTAGCCGTCTGTGCTTGATTGAATGATTCAATATCACCAGCTAGTATTTTAGCTGCCTCATCTACAAATAATTCATTAATATCATCTTTAAATTCAGATAAAACATCAACAGTAGATATCACACCTGTGTAAGGATCTACTACACCGGTTATCTCAATTCTACGCGGTTGTCTATAATAAGACAAGATTGCATTAGGTATAGCAAACTCATCATTAGTATAAATCCTAACCTGTCCATCTTTCAATGTACAAAAGGTTTCACCCCATTCAAAACTAGGCTGCTTCATCTTATCACGAAGAAGCTCATCAACATTGGCTTCTTCTACCAATGTGATGACCATTCTTCTAGGATTTTTACAGCAATCATCAATAGCTTTACCAGATATTCTCTTCCATTCAAAGTAGTCTGCAGGTAATCCCGTATTCGTTGTAAAGAAACCATCTTTCTTCACAAGAGTCACCGGTACATCAGTAAGAATGATTTGGAGATCATCAATCCTTCTTTTTGATTGTTCATCTCCTTCTTGCTTATTATTGCTTCCGTGTAACTGTCTACGGCACCATGCAACTTGCCCCTTGTTAAAAGCCTCTATAGCTTGCCAAGGTTCTATGTTATCATAGTCACTACTTGCAAGCTTATTAAGCCTTTGCTGGATCTTGAGTAATATGGTATTGTTATTCATTATTTACTAGGCTTTACTTTAGCAGCAGGATTTAAACTTCTATTAGCTGGAGAAGGTTTAGTACTAACTTTAACATTAGCATTCATACTTCTATTTGCGTTAGTAGGCTTAGATACTACTGATGGGAATTTGTTTTTACATTTCATGATATATAAATTTATTGATTCCAATAATGCTCCACTTCCTCCAATAATGCCTTAAGCACATCTTCGTGAATTGGGTTCTTTAAATACTCAACAACATCGCTCACATTTCTACCCATTAATGCATTCTTAGCATTATGATAAATCATACCATCTGCTTTAGTAACAATAAACTTGTAGAAACTAGCATCTCTTACTACAGCTTTAAGCTTTAATGTTTCCATGTCATATTCTACTGCAGTAATAAAACTTTGAGCAGCTCTCTCTTTATTCCCTTCAATTCCTCTACCATTGATGAATTCATCTAAGTTGTCATAAACAACATCTTGTGGAGTTGAGTTTTTATATTGCGTACTATTACCATCAAGTACTTTAGCAATATACATAAGTCTTCTAGGATCTTTAGTGAAAAGCTTATCAAGCAATCCAATAGCCTTATTCTTAAGTTTTTTGTATTCAGTACGTGTAGCAACAGTATTAACTTCTTTATCTAAGAACCATTTTGGTGGTCTAGCTTTAGTCATAGCATCATCATAACTCTTTGCTATTAAATCAAATCCACCTGCTTCAAGCGCCATTAACTTAATTAAATCATAAGGGTCTGCTTTTGGATTCAAATACAAAGACTCATTACCAACACGTATTGTAATCTGTGACCAGAATTCATGGTTATTAGGTTTTAATAACTGAACCTTTTCCCAAAATTTCTCATCATTAATATCAATAACATTAGTTGCTAATTCTTTTTCTAACTTAGATACAACAAATCGAATGTTGTGAATAACAGCATCTCGTTTTTCAGGATCTAAATTTTGTACTTCAGGTGAGAATTCATCTAAACCTGTAATATATCTTACAACACCGTTACGTTCAATCGCAGCAATCTGTTCAACTTGGTAAGTACCAGGATAAACAGCATAACCGTAATTTTCTAATCCCATATTTTCAGATGTAGCATCAATATATGGCTTAATTGAAATAGCTCCTACAATACTGTCAAGAACTGTTTTCTTCTTTTTTCCTTTACCCTCTGTTGCATTTATCAATGTCTCAGGTACTTTAGGCTCTAATGGTTTTGATTCAGGTATACCTGTAACTGGAGCCGATGGCCCTTCTTTCATGGTTACTTCAGGTGGAGTAACATTATCAGAAAGGTTTCTTGGTAATTGAATTGTTGGTTGATCTTCTTTCATAACTTTTAATTTATTGGTTTATGTTATTTGAACCGGGTAAGGGGTGCAATCCCTTCATAGTTTATATTACCCGGCTTATATGGTAAAAGGGGAACATCACTGCTCCCCTAGTTTTCCATCTTAGAATGAACCTCCAGTAATTGGATTTCTCATTACAATTTTCAATACTTTCGTAGGATCTTTCACCCAGATAGCTGGCATTGTTTGAGACATGTACACTCTATAACCATTGAATTGACCTGATGATTGGAACCCTTGAGTTCTTCCCATGTAGTCCATAGTACCATTTTGATACCACCATTTCAATTGATTATCCCATTTTAATTTCAACAAATAAATGTTGTCATTAGCATTATCCGTTACATCAAAGATGATGAAAGAATAAGAACTTAATGGATGACCATCAATAATTGGATTCTCAATGTCATTAGTATGAACATTATCAAATGCAGGATTAATTACAAATTGAACATTAGCTAAGAATGGGATCACATAACTAGTGTAAGCAAATCCGAACCCTAAGTTCATTCCTTTATTTGTAATAGCACCTATGTCAGCAGCTTCAATTAATAATCCAGCACCACTAGCTTCACGCTTGATAGCTTCGTTAACCATTCTCATACCACCCATACCGGTTTGTACAATAATCTGACGTTTTGGATCTGGTCCAGTGAATTCAACTCTACCATTGTAGAAGTTATATAATTCAGCTCTGAACAGTTCAAGAGAGAAGCTAGATTTGTTATATACTCTTTTGAAAGAGTTATCTAATTGCTTCCAAAGACCTACTGATAATCTTACATCATCCGGTCCATCTTGTCTAACTCTACCACCGTGACCCCACATTAAGTAAGTTTCAATATCGGTAGCAATTTTAGTCAAGTGAGCAGACTCCATTGATGTTAAGAAAGTTCTGCTAAGGTTTCCATTAGCAATAGCTTTTTTCACATAATCTTGTCCCATTACAGCAACCATGCTTTCAATACTTGACACAGACGGATCCATGTTTTTATCAAAGTTTCTCCAGATTTCTGTTACAGGTATAGTACCGTCAGCATTTAATCCACCTTTGATAGCTAATTGTGCACGAGAAGATACAGAATAATGTACGTGAGCCTCAGCACCACCAACATAGTTGTAAAATTCTCTGAAACCTGATCTAGTTTGGATATCAGAGAATCTCTCTCCGTATTCCCCTCTAGCAGAAGATTTTCTGAAAAACTTAGTACCGTTCGCTAAGAACTTATTATCTAAGAATTTATAGCTATCATTATTCACTATTTGTACAGTGTAGATAACACCATCACCCATAGGAAGAATATCTTCTTCAGGAATGATATAAAGCTCAACTCCATTGTATTTGTCATAAGTGATGATATCACCATGACCAAATTCACGGATGTTTAACTTAAGTTTGAATGGTGTTCCATCCTGACCTTTAGTAATGTTAGCAGGCTCAATATCTTCAATGATATATGGAAGATCTTGACTAACCGGAGTTTGCCACTTCCATTCACCACGGATGTTATCTACTTCAATTACATTTTTACCACCAAATGAAGACATTTGATATAAAGGCATTTCTACCTTTTGAGACATTGCCCAGATATCAACAGGACCCATATCAGTAGGTTCTGCATCCCTCAGCATGTTTGATAAATGGTATGAATCTACATGAGAGGACGCATTGTAATTTGTGTCTCTCAGAAATAGTCCATTGTTAAAACTTGGAGTACTCATTTTTGTTTTGGGTTTTAGTTATTATTAATTTTAATTTTTAATCTCTTGTGAAGAAACTTTTCTTTGGCCTTTGGATAGCCGGACGTTTACGTCCACCATCCAGAGGTTGCTCTTCAGGAGCACTACTTGCACTCAAGTGTTGCTGTTCCGTTTTAAGCTTTCTTACAGTTTCAACAGTAGCGGCTTCTTTACCGCCTTTTCTAATATTTTCTCTATAGCCAATAGGGTCAGCCAATAACCATAATGTTTCTGCTATTAATTCATGATTAGGTTCAACCCATTGGTATTTTTCCAATAAGTGGCCTAATAAATTTGTTTGCTTCCCTGATTGTGACTGATAATTTGGTTGAACCAATCCTGCATAAAGCATTTCTTGAGTTCTATTATCTAAAGGCACTTCACCTAGCTTACCTTCTTTAAGAGTGTTATATACATTATCCATATATAACTGAGATTGCTCTTGCCTTCTCTTATTAGCTGCTTCCTGCTGCATCAATCTTTGATTAACCATTTGTTGTTGCATGTTATCCAACTTTGGTTTAAACTGAGCCGCTTTCTTTTCTAAGTCACCTCTATCTTGTAATGCTGCAATTTCTTCTTCTATTTCTTCAGGTGTTCCGTAACCTGTGGCTTGGAGGTAAGAGCGAACAGCAAATTCCTGTCCCGCTTCAGTATCTATTGAAATTTCACGGATTTCATTAGCTTGACCCATAGCTCTAAATAGACTCTTTAAATCGGTACCACCATTAGCTATATACTGATAAGCTTGTTGCATTTCAGTAGGCATTCCTGAAAAGAATTGTTCAGGTAATTCTTCTTGGTAAGATTGTTTATGTTGATTAAAATTAGCTTCAATTAACTCTTCCCAGTCAGCAGAACTATAGTCTTCAATCTTCTTTCCGTCATCAAACGGTAATAAGATCTTCTTTTCCATTAGCTTTTTAGCTGCAGCAACAAACGCAGTTGGTCTACCACCTTTATTCTTCTCATCATCGTCATCAGCTGGTGCTGGAGGATTATCATCTGAAGGAGGTGCTAAAACATCTAAGTCAGTTGGCTTAGGCGGTGCAGGCGGTATATCGTCATCGGCAGGAGGATTATCCACTGGTGGATTATCTACAGCTGCAGGTGGCGTACCTGGTGCAGGGGGTGTATCATTATCCTCTTCTGGAGGATTGTCAAGGAACGATGTATCAGGACCTAAGTTACTAAAAACATTAGGTTTTTTTTCTTCATCTGGCAACATCACTGTGTCACCACCTATGTTAAAAATAGCGTCAATATCTTCTTGACTCACTTTTTGAACTTGTGTTTTGTCAATAATTTCTTCACTCATAATTGTTGGTTTAATGTTATTGAGTTATTAATAATATAAACAAATATACTTAATATAAATATTTAATGTTTAATCTAATTTACCTGCATCTAAATAATTTTCTCATTATATAGCTACAGTTATTTCTTTTTATTCGTTTCAGAGGTTTTCGGCTTATCATACTGATTTTTATTCTCTCTGGCAATTACAACATCTTGATTCTTAAGATCTCTCTTCAAAGCCATCTCTTCACGCTTAAGCTGGGTTTTTACGCCATCTTGAGCTACACGATTATTTTCTTTTTGTTGTCCTAAGTTTACTGTATCTTGATACTCTGCAGTTGCTTTCATATCATCCATAGCATCTTTAAAATCACTTTGTTGATTCTGATCTATATCTTGCATAGCACCAAATCCAGCAGCTCTAATTTCAGCCACCAGAATATCTTTACGGTTTTTCTTCTCATTTTCCGTAGCTTCAAAATCCATAGCCATTTGCTTCTCTTTAAGCGCCTTATCAATTTCCATTTGCTTAAGTTGTTGCTCATGCGCCATCTCTTCTTGACGTTGTTTAGTTTGCTTTTGCTCAGATGCCTTAAGTGCTACATTCAAAGTACCCAATGAATCAGCCTGCATAATCTCACCTAAATCATAAATAGATGCCCCGGTTGTATTATTATTAAGGGACACGTCTTGCAGTTGTTTTAATATATTTCGGTGAGCAGCCTTTGTAGTACAATAAACATTAATATCACGAAGCATTAAATCTACTCCATTTATCTCAAAGTTTATTCTTTCATCAGTAGATGTCATATGCTGTAATCTAACTGAAGGATTAGTGGCTTGATAAAACTGAGCCAAGTCAGTTCGCATCTGATGAACTCTTGGCATCAATTGATCTGAATGCTCAATAAAGTATCTTTCTGTTTGAGCGTAAGAACCAGCAACAGCTTGTTCAATACCTGTAGCTGTATTGGTTTGACCTATTTGCTGACCCATTCGCTGAGGAGTTACACCAACTACCGCAAACGCTTCTTGTTTAAAGTGATTTGCTAATTGTACTCTACTCATTAAACGTTGCGTCTGAGATAAATCCAGTTGCTGAAAATGTTGGAAATTTAATGCATTTTCAGTATTGGAAATACTAGTGTCTAATGGAAGAATTGAAAAATCTTTCATTGCAGTATAGGCCTTAGCATAATTACCCTTACCCCAATCTTCATCCATAGAATGCTGAGGTAACGCGTTTTGATCTAATAAAACAACAGTCCCTAATTCATCAACCAAGATATCAGCTATCTGATTATTCACCAGATTAAATCCAATTTGGAAAGGCTTCATTAAGTCAACTAATGCAGTAGACTTGACATTTCTATCTGAGAATACTCTACCTTCTACAGGTAGCTTACAACCATAAATAGAATTATCACCCTTAAATTGAAACTTAAGTGGTTTTATCTGATTTTGATTGATGCCTAAATAAATAGGGTTAATACCACTAGGGTTATTGGCTCCTTGGAATGTAGGTTGGTTAGGACCTATTTTAATACCACCCCAAACCTGATTGTTCCAAATCCATTCAATATGTTCACCAAATACAAGAGTAGTCTTATTCTTATTCTTGATAAGAGTAGTGTTGTATATTGGCTTATCTGTAATCTTATATGTTTCATCCACAATACCAGAAGATACTTCACCATTTTCAGAAATTTTAGTTAAGTATCCTAACATACGCTGAGACTTCCAATAAGCTTGTGTCACACGCATCATATTACTTGTACCAAAATCACTATAGTCTTCAGACTCACCCATCACCCATTCAACTATATCATTCCCATTATAAACAAAATTCTCACGCATCGATGTGAATTGACGCATAGCCAATGAAGGCCCTTCAACATTCCAGGCATGACTCTTGGTTGCATCATAGAAAGCTCCATCATTTTGCTGACCTGTAATAGGATAAGCAGCAGATCTTATGGGATAATAATACTGAAGAGATTGTAATTGTTCATCAGTCATCTTCCAACCAAATTTGTCTATGATATCTGACACAGTCATCATTTCAATTTTCCCAACCCAATTCCCTTGAGAGATGTAGCGTACATCAGGGGACTTGTGATAAAAGGTCAGTACTGGATTCCACAACTCTGGCTCATAATCATCTTCAAACATATTGAAATGCCAAAACTCACGGTCTGTGATAAGCATGTCCTTAAAGGCTCTTTCTTCAAGTTCATCCATATGGAATCGCTCTTCGTCAATCAAATGTTGCTTAGATGCCCACTTCTCAGCAAGCACTTCATAATTCTTAGAAAAGAATTCTTCTAATTCTGGTAAAGTCTTTAAGTTATCTAATGATGTTTCTTCTGCTAATTTTTGTTGTACTTCTGGATCATCAGGATCAGCTCCTGCTTCAATCATCTTAGTTATTAACTTTTGCTCAGCTTTTTTAACTAATACATTTTCAATTTCATCTCTCTTTCTATTCAAAACTTCATTGAAGGTGGTTTCATCAAGAGCTCTAAAACTTACTCGTGAGTTACGCTTAGCAAATTCAGCAACTAACACATTAACAACATTTGGTATAATGGGATAGAACTTTAATTCTAAAGCACCAGCATCTTCTTCGGCAAGCGTATGAACTAGATCACGTAACTCATTATCATTCTCAACCAAGTAATCACTTTTATCTATGATTCCTTCAGCTAATTTATAATTCTTCATTAAGCGCCTTGCATTGATTCGCAGCTGTTTTAACCCTTGCCACTCTAACCAATCCATGTTCCATGCTGCCCAATCATCATCTTTCTCCTTACCTGGAAGAAACTGAAGCGGTTGCGTAATGCTTTGAAAGCGGTTTTGTTCAACCTTAGCTCCCTTCTTTAACTGTAGTGCGTTATATACCTTCATTAACGTAAGTTCTTATATGGTGATCTTCTCTTATTATTTCCTGCGGGTAGCCTTCCCTTTCCAATATTACGGAAAGCGCTACTCTTTAATTTAAACAAATCTGGTGACTTTTCCAAGTCTTTTCCATTCTCATTTTCTACACGCTTCATGTAACCACGGTTAGCCTGTTGTATTTTAGCAAAGGCCACTAATGAAGCTAAACTAACTAATCTATCCACATTGACACCATTCCTATAAGCTTCCATTTCTAACATAGCCATCCTATCGGGGATACGTGAGATACCATAAGTTTTGTGAACTATAGTACCATCTTCTAATGTTTTAGTATCAATTACTTCTTTAACCCATTCAATTAAATAATTAAGTAGGTGTGTTTTAAATATAGTACCGACATTTCTCCAACCGTAGTCCTGATATGAAGATTTATTAGCCTGTAACTCTTTCAAGAAAACTACCTGATCCTTCGGCACTAGGTATTTCTGTTTACGCTCAGCTATCATATACTGAATAAACAATGAAATATTATTCTCAATTAATGTCCAAGAGTTATACCATTCAATAAGCAACCTTAGCTTGAGATGCGTTTCATTCAAATCATCAAATCTACCACACCAAGCAGCAACAATCTTATCACCTTCTATAAAATTTTCTGGACCATTTTCCGTAATCCTAGTTACTTCCACAGGATTCTTATAAATATAAATAGAACATAATGATTCTGAAGTTATGGTTTTACCTTCACCAACAGGGTCAATTGAACCATAATAAGTTCCCCATGCTGCATCTTTATCAGGTCTTTCCCATACCACAATAGAACCAGTTTTATCTTCCAACTTAGGATTTACTGGAAATTCTCTAATTTCCATCTTAGTAGTCTTCTTTACAACAATACTACCCTCAAGGTCTTCAGCTAAGTCAATTAACTCATATGGATATTCTTTCGCATCTATTCTTCTTTTCTGATCCCCCACTAAATTTTGCGGAAACTTGGATTCATCTCTATACGCAAATGCCTCTTTAATATTTCTAGGATGCTGAGATATTCTCAATTGATATAGTTCAGGTTTTAACTCGCGCTTCCATTTTTCAAAAGTAGCGTCTAATGCGGCTAAAGCTTCTTCTGGTTTAGAGTTACCAAACTCATCAATATACGGTGGCATACCCCACTGTTCTGGAATAAACAAACCGCTTTCACCAACAACGCCTGTTTCATCCAACAAGTTAGTTGTTACAGGTTCAATACCATTTTCTTTAGGGAACATGGTAAGTTCTTTTAATGGCTCACATTCAGTCAACTTACCAACAGATCCAGCAGCTAAAAATAATCCTGTAGTAATTTCCCCAGCATTTAATGCGGGACGGATAAACTCAAACGTCATATCTAAAGTTGGCGCAATTCCAGCCTCTTCATAAAAGAATAATTTACACGGTCCCCCAACACCTTTTGTAGGAGTTTGCTCAAAGGACATTCCTAATAACCTCCCTTTATTACCAACCTTTTTAGTCCTTCCATTCTGAGTCACCTCAATCATTTGCTGCCAGTTCTTAACCTTTTCAGGATTCATAGGACGATACCAAGCAGTATTTGCATTTAAGAAATCCTTATACTCATCAAGAAATCCCCAAGTACCTTCCATATCAATATGCCTACTTTCGGATGCACCCATCTTTAAAGTAACCCCTCTTTCAAACCACAATTGATTAATCATTTTAGCAGCATGGAAATAAGAAGATGCAATCTGTCTTTTTTTAAGTATTGAACCGTGATTGGAATGCAGTTCTGCTTTGAGTTCATAAAGAGCTATATGTAACTGCACATCCCAGACTTCAGCGAAATCAAAGTCGTTTTTCATCTTATCAAAGATTGGTAAGAAATTGATCCACATATAGTAATCTCGTGGTAGATACCATTCTCTATCTTCACTCTTGTAGATAGCACCCATACGGCACTTTAGTTTTTCATCATCCCAATATTTTATAAAGTCACGGCTTCTATAAGGATGTAAACAATAAACATCTTCTTGTTCTCGGAATATACGAGCTTGCTTATTAAATTCTTTTGAAACTTCATCAAAACCATATTGACCAGGTTCTTTAAACTGACTTTCAATATATGTAGTGAATAACTCACGGGTATGATAACTGGTAGTTGTCCATACGCCTTTTTCCCACGTAGGTATTTCTATGTAAGGCTTACTGGTCATATGCTAAATTTTGACTACCCCTAACATGAGCTTCTTGTTCTGCTTCAAGGTCTTTGGAAACACCCTTATAAGACTGTCGAATGTTATCAAAATCTTTAGCCATAGCTCTAATCTGTCCTATGTTACCATCTTTACCATCTGTAATAGGTGTATTACCCATATAAATAGCTATATGATCCATAGCTTTCTTTAAACCGGCATGTGCCCTAACACTAGGTGTTTCATACAATAATTCAGCTTTTTCAAGAGCTGTAATGATTTCATCATCTTCTACTGAAAAACTAATCTGCAAATCTTCTATGATCTGTTCTTCTGTTTCGTCTTCAGGCCTATTGAAATAAGGATTTTCTGGACTAGGACATTTCATATAGAAAATGTAAGCGTATACCTGCATGTAATTATCAGGATATTTATCCATAATAACTTTTAACCAAGGCAATGCATAGCAATGCTCTGTAGGTACAATAGTCTTGTTTTTTACGTCAAATAGTCTAATCATTTTTTCTTAGCTTTGATTTCTTCAGGATGCATTTTGATATACTTAAGCATTGCCTGAACTTCACGTTTTAAGTACGGTAACTCATAAGGAGTTACTGATTTTACAATAGGATCGCCAACTGGATCTAATGCAGTAACGGGATAACCATGTTCATCAACAGAAGCTTTCTCAAATTCTATATGATGTATTTGCATTTTACCCGGCTTAAGATTATGATTATGCTTCAACATAATATACATATACACACTTAGTTGTAAAGCATAATGATTAAAATTACAATCTTCCAAGTGAGATAAAGGACCCAACATCATCTGAGTAACACCATCCCAACTAGTAAAAGCTTTAGTTTTAATTTCTTTATTGGTTTTATAGTCATATAAGTCAATAACATCCTGCAGTACTTCTACCCTATCTGCTTGACCACATACACCAGCTGACTTAAGATAAACCATATGTTCAGGATAAATACCTGAAACAAGTGTTTGATCAGGCGCTATCTTTACACCATCTTGTTCTATAGGGTTAACAATAGGTAATTCCAAACCAGAACGTTCTAACGAATCACACATCAACAATTCAGCTTCACGTTGATCATGATACCAACTACCCAAATTAACAGCTCTATTGGTTTCACCATTCCATACTTTAATGATTTCTTCGGGAGACATCCCATACCATTTACCATTTTTATTCTTTGATGCCTTTTCAGCTATTGCCTCTTGGTCAAATGGTTTCTTGAATAATCCTACTAAACTAGTCACACTAAGCCAGTCAATTTTATTTACCTCATCCTCTGTGCTTTCGTATTTATGCGTTTCCGCTGTGAACGTTATTGCCATTTTGATTTGATTTTTTGGTTTGCATTATTGTTATTGCTAATTCAAAGTTTTCATTATCCGGTGAATTAATCATATCTACTAAAGAATTTCGCTCATGCTCAGTGATTTGATTCACTTCAGCCATCCAACCCAAGTAATCAACTATATTGCGCTTATGCAATCTTAGAAGATACCAGTTAGGCGTGAGATCCTTAATTTCAATATCTATATTAAAATCAACATTCATTCATTAATATTAAGTGCATCCTCTTCCTCCTGAGAAAGGAGAGCATGCCATTTTGGGTTTTCTTCATCACCACAGCTAGAAGAAAGAGATCTTATTTTAAATTTTTCAGAGCAGCCGCATTTGCTGCAACAGGGTTGAGTACCAGGCACTAGACAAGAAGTACCTTCTTTATCTTGAAATGGACATGTGTCACAAATAGCCTTTCTCTCAGCTGCTATCTGCTCTACGTGTTCCGCCTTAAACACAGAATTCTGAATACCTTCCAGAATTGCTGCACGATTACTCCATATTTGGTTTAGCTTTCCTTTCATTTTTGAGTTGAATAAATTCTGCTTTCCTAACCCGTTCCGCTAAAATCTGCTTCTGCAGACCTTTCACTCTCTCCAACTTTACCGTCAGGTTCTCTTGAAGAGTACGTTGATTAAACGTCTCAGGTTTCAGGACTTCTAAATGTTTCTGATACTTAGCCGCTAACTTAGGTAACTCACCCGGTTTCGCTTTAAAGGAACCTAGATTCTCTACCTGAATATTGGGACCTTTCATCTCAACTAGACTTTTACGTACAGCTGAGTAAAAAAAACTTACAACATCCTCTACAAGTTCTACTGGACATTCCAATTTATCAGCAGTGGGTTGTATGAAATGTTTACTACTTTTGGGCAACATAACCTATCTTATAATCTAATATTATAGTACCTTCAGTTTGAATTTTAAAAGAAGGATTTAACTTTACCTTCTTCCGATTACTCCCTTTAATACCTTTCTTTAATATTAACTTAGACTTAGCTGCTTTGTTTAAAAAATTACGTACTGTCTGAGAATTAGAAAAAACCTTCTCATCAACAATAGAATTACAAAAATCAGCCATATCATATTCACCATAAGCACCCAATAAAGCAAGACAGTCAAGTTCAGCATTAGTTATGTGAACATGGTTAATGAAACATTCAGTTATCAATTGATACTTAATAATGTCTCTGTGACCCATCCTCACGCGTTTAGTTACTAAATTATTTTCTGACATTGTTGGTTGGTTTAATTTGATTTATTTACCGGTTTCTACATCAATGTATTCAATAGTCACCTCTTCGCCTGCTTCAATTGCAGCTGCTATTTCTGGATAAAATCTTTTATATGCACTACCGCTAGCACTACCAACATCCTTATTAAAATCTAAGATATCATTTAGTAATAAACAACCCGCTGTGTGATCATCGGTATTACCGGTATGGATAAGGATATATTGAAAGGTCATTCCATCTTTTTCAATTTTCCAATCAGGTGCATTATAGATACACAACATACCTTTATGCATGCTACCATATTTTGCAGCATATTTATTGTGATAACCACCTTCTTTACGCAAACCTACTTTGTAAGTTCCATTAGGAATTCTAGTTTCACCTTTAACTTTAATAGCACGCTCTTCATCTTCAATAGCACCACACTTCAATATACCATTAATGTAAAATGCATCCATTGTAGTATCCCCATTGTCACCTAGTCTTAATACTTTAAGTTTCATAATTAATCTTTTTTGAGTTTGCGTGGACCTTTATTAACTTCATCTGATGGAGGTGTGTCCACTGGTGCCACCATATCAGGATTTTCGTTAGGTGCTGGTTGTTCCTGCTTATCATAAAAACGAGCACGCTGCATAATCATAGTAATTCTGCGTGTTTTACTTTCTTCTATATCAGCAAGTAATCTTTGGTATTCATCTTCCACCTTTAGAAAAGTGATTTCACCTTTCAAATGCTTTATAGCATTCTCTCTGGCCTTTTTGTAGTCTTCAGGAGATAGTTCTTGTTGAGCATTTGGGTCAAGTGTTTTTTCCTGATCCATGTTTGGTTCGTTATCCATCTTTAAATATTGTTGGTTTATAATAAACAAATGTAATAAAAAATGTTTAAACATTAAATAGTTTATGGAGCAAAAAAAAGCATCACCTAATTAGATGATGCTTTCTTTAAATAGTTTATGATTAACAATCCTTACAGCGATCTTCCTTTACAACAGCATAAGGAGAAGCTGGTCTATTAAATGCTAACTGTGTAGTTACTGCAGGGAAAGTACTACGTAAAAGTAAACTTCCTGTATCAGTATCAATACACTCAGGTTTTTCACATTTACACTTAGGTACACATTCATTACCAGCACTCACTGCTTTTAAATAACCAATAAAATTACCATTAGCTCTTTCTGCAGGAACAACAATGCTATTGTAAGCATTTACGTAATCGGTATCCGTTACATAGTTTCCACCATAATTAGTACCACTATAAGGAGCGATTAATTCAGTAACTTGATTAGCTGGACCAATCTGAACAGTTCCACCAAATGAGTCTGTAGATTCTTTAGCTGTTGCTGTAGCAAATCCTGAAGTCAAACAGTTCTGCCATTCCGGACAAGGTTGCCCAGGTTCATCACAACAACCGTCATGACCAATAGAAATAAATAGTCCTGTGCCTAAAACAACAAGGTCTGTGATTCGTTGTATCTCAGCATTAGCTTCTGGACATGGACGTTCATTACCTTGTGCATCTAAGCAGTTACGTACTACATTAACAGCATGAGCAAAATCATAAGCAAAACCCAATGTTGCAGGATCTACTAAAACTCCGTTTACTTGGTAATAAAACAAATGAGAGTCTGTTCCGTCATATAATACAAAATATTTACCCGCTAGATCCCGTATGCTAGAATACAAGTAGTCAATAGCTGTTATTTCTCTTTTACCACTTGCTGGAACATAAGGCACATAATCAAATAACCAACCCGGTGCTGAAGTAGCTGGAGTACTAAAATCAAAAGTACCCATTACTGACTCACTTGATGCAGCATTTATAGTAACCACATTATTGATTCGTGTAACAGCCCCTAAGAAAGTATCTGCCGCAGCTCCCAATTGAGCTTCTAATTCTTGAGAAAATTTAACACCGTTATCGGTATTAGTCATGGTTACTTCAACATAATGATCTGTTACACCACCTATAGGTGCAACCACTGGCTGAATATAACCATTACCTATCGGATTAATCCAAACAATATTTCTGTAAGTTAATGTACCATATACAGTAAAATAAGGAGCCTCTGTTCCTGGTGATACATCTGGAGTTAAACCACCTGATGTAATAACAGTTGTTGCAAACTTCTCAGGTACAGCAGAACCATCACGTACAGTTCTAACATCTAAACCACTTACTCTATAACCGGTTCTATATGTTCCACCTAATAAAGTTTCTACAAAAGAACCATAATAACCTTCATTATAAGTCACACTAAAGAAATTCAAGAAGTCAACATTTGCATAAAAAACATCAACCATTTGATTAAAGAATACGTAACTATTAGGTAAATCCATATTCATTCCACCAATTTGTAATTCAAATGCAGATAGTGTTGGTGTAAATGGATTTGGCATATTTGCAAATGCAGCAAAATCTGTAAGTATTTGTTTAGCTGGTGTAGGTGGTGATGTACGTGCAGTTGCCGATCCACCATCGCTAGGACACTTAGGACAACAACTACTGGCTGAACCTACGTGATTCTTACACCATCCACAGTTATTACCACTATTAGTTGTTGATGGACAACAACACACATCATAATTTTGACTTTCCAATGGAGTATAACCACCATTCCAGTTTTCCAATCTATTTTTCAAAATAGCTGCGGCAACTAATGCTTCAAATGGGTTCACTAAATTAGGGTTAATCCAATTAGCAGCACGAGTTCTACCACCAGTTCGTAAACGAGTAGGATCATTCAAATGCTCAATAAGCGGTATAATATATCCTGCGTAAGGATTATTTTTTAATAGTATTCTTAAGTTAGTTATCTCTGACATGATTATTAGATTTAATTCTTTTTAATATATTTTAATACAGCCCCAAATTCAGGACTATATGGATTAACATTTCTTTTACCTAGATAAGCCCATTTAGCCCACATAAGCCAATATAACCTGACAGCAAGGTATCTACGTTTAGCTTTACCTTCAGTCAATCCTTCTTTATGCATTAACCAAAGAAACACATAATCTGCATCTTTACCACCTTGCCCAGTAATCCACAAATAATCATGGATAAAACAACTCAAACAAGGATGATATACATCTTGTACCAAAGTACAACCATCATACTGAACTAGCGGATCCCACCTCTCATCTAATAAAGCAACTTCTATTAATGATTTAATTGGTAAACCCATATCATAAACATTAGCCAGATTTTTCAGATGTGAACTGAAATCTGACTTAGTCCAATTGATATAAGGTGTATAATTCATTATAAGCTATTGGCCATATTAATAAATGCAGTCATAGCATCTTGTGCTGGTTGACTCATTGCTGCAAAATCAGTAACATCTGTATCATAATCAGCAGCATCTATATCAGCATCTTCTACAGCAAATAGAATATCTAAATTAGCTGAAGTATTAGTTATAGGCTTCGCTAAAGTTCTATTTCCAAACTCTGTCTTTAGAGCATTAACTAAATCATCAAATATAGTTTGATTAGCTGGTGCTAATTCACTATGTACTATGATTTCACTATTAGTGTCAGTCATGTATGCACATTGTCTGAAGCCCGGTTGTTTTGTTAATTCTAAATTTGTATTCATATCTTATTATATTACATTAGGATAATCTGCTGGTACAGCTCCTGTTAATAAATCAATTGTTGCTGGATCTATATCCACATTACTTAATACTCTATCGGCATACACTCTAATATTATGATTGGAACCTGTTATAGAATAACTACCTGCAACATGAGGCGCATTTTCAAAATAAGCCTTAAAGTATTCTATGATTAAATCATGAGTAGCACTATTTACTTCAATACCTTTTACAACGCTACCTGATAAAGCAGTGTTAAAGATATTACCTTTAAATACGGTTTTCCAGTTGTTACCACCTAAAGTTACTGCTGTTACATTACTGCAGTAAATATTTCCTTCAAAGTTTAATTCTCCATTAGCACTTCCAGTTGTAATAGCCTGCCTAGTAGTATTATTTAAAGCATAGATATTACCTTTCATGGTAATTACTTTAGGAATACTAAAATCAATATTCATAGCCCTTACATTAGGATTAACATAAATATTACCTTCGTGATAATGGCTAGTTCTTTGATATATGGTAGCATCTGTTAAATCACCAGTCCTATTATCATAAAAATCACCATAATATCTTGGAACACCCGGAGATGTTAACTCAATACCAAATATACCACTAACAAAAGATTGATTGCTCAAAGTTTCCATAAATGGACATTCAACCTTAATATCAGCTTCTGCAGCAATCTCACGTTGAGTAAAGATTCTAGCGGTACCTATGCCGGCACCATTTTCCATAACAATCTTATTTGCTTTAATGTGGGATCTTCCACTAAATATTCTCCAGTAAATTAGATATTGTCTAAATGTCATTCTGATTTCATTACAATCAATAATTACATCTGCAGTATCTCTAAATATTAAACCAGTGTTAGTTCTGACAACTATATTGTTAGCTTCTAACTTACACACACATCCATTTTGAAAATCCCAATTGTCTGATATAGTTGCTGTAGATATAAAGTCACCTTTACCATAAATATTACACTCTCCGCCTGCTGCTGAATTAAGCATTTGACCAAATGTTCTACTTACTGTAGCTCCCGGAAAAAAGTAATAGTTTACATCAGGTATCCATAAGTTGTTAGGATTAGTATAAGTTCCTGGATATACAATGATCATATCACCTGCTTGAGCAGCTGACTGAGCCTCTGCTAAAGAGTTAAAGTGAAAAGTAGATTTTTCTCTAGCTGCACCAAAAAAAGTAGAGTAACCTCTTGTACTTACAATAAGCGTATTACCTCTTGGTGACATTTCTAGTGAAGACCATACTCCAGTAACTGAATCGTAAGCCAAAGCTTCTCCTGAATTATTTGACGCATTAACATCTGCTAAATCATTTAATACTTCCACACCAGGAGGAAATGATCCACCACCATTTTTAGCAAGTTCCCAAAAGTTACCACGTGGATATCTACTTTGTACATATGTAATAGGTCCTTTAGGAGTCTGATGAATATATACAGAATTATAGTTTCTAGTTAACGTAGCTGGTGCAGCTTTGCCGCTTTCAAAATCATCTATTTGTGACATAATCTTTTATATTTAAAATATTGCTGTAGGTTGCTTTAACGCACTTGTTTTAATGTTTTTCTTCAATGCTTTCTTAATGTAAGTATCTGCTTGATCTTTAGTCATAATTTCTCCTTTATCCCAAGCCTTCAATAATGTAGCCATTTTATCCATAATTACTTCATCTCGTATACCAGATTTCTGTCCTAACCCAGAGACAAGACTTATCTTAGTGCTGTCTTCCTTAAGTACATCAGCAACAATCTTCTTCTCAATCTTATCACCGGCTTCTTTAGAGAAGTCATGTACTTCAGGTGAAGCTAACACTTCTCCCAATATAGCAGGATCAATAATGTTAGCTTTAAATTCAGCCTTGACAGCTTCTTTAACAGCAGGTGCTTTATAAGCCTCGATAATCTTATTTTGAAACTCAACTTCAGCACCAACTTCTATTAAACCCCATACTTTCTCACCAGCGTAGGCTAATATAGCTAATGCTAATACAATTGTCTTGGTATCAAAAGCTTCTTTAAACTTTTTACCCCATGTTTTTTCTTCGGTACTCATACGTTATCCTCCTCTATTTGATGTTTAATAATAGCTTGTTTAATCTTTTGCCAAAAATTAAAACCTAGTAACTTACCAATATTTTCAAAGATACTACGTACCTCAATCATAGCTAACGCACCTGCTGTAATATCTATCCACGGAATAACAGGAGCTAAATATGCTTCGGCTACCTTAGCAACAATAAGAGCCAAGGGGTAAAGGATCACTTTGGTCAAAAGCCGTTCCATCTTACGTGACTCAACGTGTTTTTTACCTGCCCACCAACTACCTTCTATTTTACGTCCATTGGACCACGCAGCCCAAATACCAGTAAATGTATCAGCTGCAATAAGGAAACCAACAGCAACACATGCTTGCCATAAATCCATAAAAAACATGCATAAAAATGCAATGATTTCACCAGTGATGATAAGGTATTTCTCTTTCATTATTCTTCTTTATTCCATGCTTCCAAGTCATCCATGTAAGTTACAAGATCTTTATGTTTAAACTGCCAAGGTTGATTAGAACCATCTAATACCTTTGCAAATTCTGCATCCTCTAACTCAACTGACTCATCTACATTCAGTTTTTCTAATTTAGCTTCAATCTTAAATCTGATCTTCATCTCATCTTTTGTCCATCCCCCATGTGGTGGAATATTAAGAGTCAATCCTGCAAGATCAGCATATGTCATTTTTTTTACTTCTTTAGTACCATCTATTCCTATAGTGATACTTGTTTGTTGGTTTTTAAATGTTTTCATGTTGGTTATTTATAAATTATTAATATGCTACATCCAAGATCCCCGTCAAGGTATCTTTAAATAACTGTGTTTCTCCAGAATTATTAATACCATCTATAAGAGGTTGTCTATCTCCTTCAACGTACAAGTTCATTTCTGAACCAAAGTTTCTCATAAATGTTTTACCTGCCTCCATACCTATAAGTTGAATGGCAGCTCCTTTAGCCTGATTAAGCAATCTTTTTCTTGCTTTTTCATTTTTTTCCATTCCTCTTCCTATATCTAAATGCTTAACAATAGTTTTATTAGCTTTAGAACTAACACCATCACTACCTATCCATTCTATAAAAACAGTTATTGTTTCAATAATACCTGTAAAAGCATTACGTGTATATGTTCTTGTTTCTCTAACCTTTAATCCAGTTGGATTGCCACCATTGTAATCTGCAAAATATTCAATAATATGAGCATCACCTAAAGGGTTAGGTGTCATTACCTTATAGTAACCTTTTAAATTGTAGTTTTGTTCTTGTATAAACATAATATTATTTTTCTAAATTAAAACCATAAAGTTCTGCATCACCATTGTAAGAATCTGCTCCTGCTCCTGTAGAGTTTCTTCTTAATGTAAGTTGTAGAATTTTACTTCCTGCTGGACCACTAATTGTTCCAACTACAGTGCTTGTTAATGTTTGATCAGCTAAAGCTGTTACATTAACAAAATTCGTTATAGTTCCATCTACTGCTGTGTAAGCATCATCACCCAAATTAACAAAAGCATAATCTAATTCCCATCCAACTGTTCCTCCTGAAGCTCCAAACTTCATCCAATATAATTTAACATCAATATTTGAACCGTCATAAGGAACTCCGTTTCTATCTAAAGCAACATTATATAAAATTTCATCATCTGATGATGCATCAAAAGTAATATAAATCCCTGCTCCTGCATTTAAAGATGCTGTTGCTCCATTTCTTATACCATCACCTAAGCTTAATGCTGTAGGACTCCAATCAGTAGTAACTCTACCAAGCATTTGAAAGTCAGTACCATCATACATTAAACTAAAACATTGCCCTGCTAATATATCTCCACTTTTAGTAGCTTTAGAGCCATTTCTTTTTATTGCTTTAGCTCCAAGTCCGTTTAAATTTAAAGTAGCTGCCGCTGTAGAAGCATCAGTAAATAAAATATTGACAACTAGTCCTGTAGTATAAGCTATGATAGCAGGTGTTAATGTTGCAGTATAAGTATTTGTTCCTGCTGCTGTAGCATATATTTTTGAACCTGATTGATTTGTATACTTACTTCCCTCTAAGGCAAGAGGTGAAGCATATTTGATATTATCAGTTCCTGTATTAAGTTCAGCAGCTGTTGCTACTGTTCCGCCTCCGCCAGCACTTATTTTTCCTAAGATCTGGAATCTAGTTCCATCATAAGAAATAACATAAGCTTGACCAGCAGCAATATCTCCTGAAGCTAAAGCTACGGATCCATTCTTAGTAAGAGCTTTTGCTCCTAATCCATTTACATTTATAGTAGAAGCTCCTGTATTAGCATTAGTAAAGATTACAAAGAATCTTTGCCCTGATGCATAACTTGTAACTGCTGGTGTAAAACTTATTGTATATGTATCAGTTCCAGCTGCTGTACCAGAAAACTTACCACTGTTCTGTAATTGAACATCTGTTTCTGAAGCTGTGTAAACATCTACATTAACATTTATATCTCCTAATTGTCCCATAATATTATACTGTTAAAACTCCTGCTGTGTTTAAATCTCTTATTAATGTACAAACTAAATCTCTTAATGAAGCACCATTGATTGAATTAGCATTTATTGTTCTTAGTGTATTATCATTACTTATTATAAATGTTGTTCCTGAATTTTGATCTCCTGTATTTGTACCAGAGTTTGTTCCTGTTATATCACTCAATAAAGCTACTGTACCATCAGCATCTTGTAAAGTAATAAGTCTATCACTTGTTAATGTTGCAGTTGTTATTTCACTATTAAAAGTACTATTGTTATATACAATTCTTTGTCCTGTACTTATAACTAAGTTGTTAGCTCCTGTTGTATTTCCTGTAGCAAGTACTGTACTAAGAGCAGGAGTACTAACTAAAGTATTTGGATCAACCCATCTTGCCAGACCACCACCTGTAACATCACTCAATACTTTACCTAAACCTTCTGTGCCATCTACAAATTCACCTATGTATTTATTAATAGTAGCGGTACCTAAATTAGAAAAAGCATCTAATTTAACACGCATACCATATAAATTATATGTTCCTTGTGTTGCACCACCTGTAGCATTAATATCTATAAATCTATAATTATTTGTACCTGCAGCAGTTTTAGTGTTTAATGTTCTAATCTCAAGTCCTGATATTTGTGCTGCTGCTGTTACGCTATCACCACCTAATACAATCCTTTGACCCCTATGATTATTTCCATCCGTATTATCCGTAGCAAGGTATAACTTATATCCTAATGTAGGAGTTGTTCCAATAGCAACATTACCATTTTGAAAATAAGCATCACCACTTCCTAAATGGAATGCATAACCAGGAGCTGCTATATTAACACCTATTCTATTATTAACAGCATCTATTGTAAATAAACCAGCTTGTGGACCATTCAATGAGTCAAATCGAACAACGTCTGTGGCAGCCATAGTAACAACAGTAGTTCCTATTTGTGTTGAGCCAGAACCACCATAAATACCACCACCACCTGACAAATCAGATATAGTAGCAAATACATTAGACGCACTAGGGCTATTAGCTCCTACTGCTGCATCATATACATTTTTAGGTAATAATTGTTTTATATCAGTTAATCCTCCCATATCTTAAGTTATTGTAGTTATCACTAAGTCTCCTGTTGCTATTGTTACATAAGGAATAGCTCCTAAAGTATCTCCTTGTCCACCTGCATCAAAAGAAATTGATTCTCCTGGTTTAAGTGTACCTCCTGCTACAGTGGCATCAGTTAGTCCCGCGTTAAAGAAGGATGCTGATCTTGCACCCGCAGCTATGCTTGCAGCAGCTACTCCTGATATTCTTTGTAAAGAAGGAGTTCTTACTACTGAAGTTAATTTTGTATTTACAGCAGCTAAAGTAACTTCAGATGCTCTTGTAGAAAGTGCTACATCGAGATTGGCAGTGTCTAATTTAACTGTATCAATAGCTGTTTCAACGTCTAACAAGGTAGCTTCAGTAGCTAATGTAGTAAGTAAATTCCCAAGTACTATATTGCCTAATTGTACATTAGTGTTTATAGTACTAAGATTAGTATTAACAACTCCTAATGTAGATTCCGTTGCAAAATCTTCAGCTGTAAATGTAGCTTCAGTTAACAATTGACCACCTGCATTTAATACTTGTAATTGTGTAAGAATTAAATTCAATACTGCAGAAGGATCTAAATATTCTAAAGGACCAACAGGTATGTAAAGTGCTCCATTAACATCTTTATATATTACTACTGGTACACCAGTTTCGTAATTAGTTATTTGCTGAACAACTTTATCTCCGTTTCCTGTATCTCTTACTAATAAAATTTCTATATCTTGATCAGATGCAACAATTGCATTAAGTACAGAAATAAGTGTAGATTCTTGAGCAAGACCTGACGCAGATGCCGTGGCTGCCTTCTCTAACGCACCTAATAATAATAAAACGCTTTGTTGGTACGGAAAGTTAACCTTCTTGTTACCATATGTATTTGTATTTCCCTTAGACATAATTCTCGTATTAGTAGTTATACTATTACTTATAATATAATGAAATTCTTTTTGATATACAAATAAAAAAAGCCTCAAGGTAACTTGAGGCTTAATCTAAATCCATGAACAGAATTTAATTAATAGCAGGGACTGTAAAGATAATAATAAAATCTATACATGCAAATTTTTTCCTATACTGTTCATATAACTCTTAGCATTAGTAAAACAATAGTTTAATAGATGTACCTCACGGTCACTTTGTGGTAAACGAATTTTCACATGAACATTCTTTCTATAATGTACATATGCTTCTATATACCTTAGTTTATGAGGTATATCAGTCACTAGTCAGCTTTATCAATCCTTGTCTCTAAAATCTTAGAGTAATGTTGCATCGTACTTAGCTGTAATTGTAAAATGCTTACTTCACTAGCTGGTACTTTTTTTGCCTCAAGTGCATTAGTCAACGCTGTTATCTTTACGTCAAGGTCTTCCTTTTCAATTCTCAATCTATCAAGGAATGTTGCAGATGGTCTGTATGCTTTATCAAAAACATGTTTAGGACTCATTGAAATATACCCTTCATGATCAGGATGATTCGGTTGACTTAATGGATCTGCTTCATATTCCACTAAATAAACTACCTCATCAGGATTTTCATCTTCAGGCACATCCCAACCTCTATAAGCACAATATCCCTTCTTGGTCATCTCTACGGCTTTGATGTTTTTTGTTCCAGCGTATTGAGTCATTTGACTTACAATAGCACTACCGTTAACGGCTGTATCATTCATAATTATAATTTTTGTTGGTTAATATTAATCTAAAATTTTCCAATCAGTAGCTAATGTATCAGAAGATGATGCTACCCACCCATTAATATTATTTTCTCTATCTACAATAGCCATCTGATTACTATATTTAATTGATTGTGCAACTGTTACAGCAGGCCCCTTAATTAAATGAGAAGTAGCTTCAACAGCTTCTTGTTCTAATTTAGCTCTAGCAATAAACTCATCCTTAACTGATTGAGGTAATGATTGCATCTTAGGAACAATTTCTATATCAATGTTAGCGGGAATTTGCATAAATACAAACATCCCTTTACCATTCCATCCTGAACGCGCTACACGCTCACCATTTTTTAAAGCAGCAATAGCTTGCCCATAATTACCACGACCTAAGTGTAATGCACCATAAGGTCCTGGTGAAGTTGATTCACTCATAATATGTTGGTTTTGTGTTAATGTATTACTGAACGTAATCTACTTAACTGGTTATTTAATTCCATTAATAATTTTGATTTAGTGTCTGCTTCTGAATGTAATGCATCTAATACATTACTACAATTTACTTTATCAGGTTCTTCGCATAATTTATTATTCATCTGGGATCCAGCTAAATCATCAATCATGTTACGCAAGCATAGGACATGTTCAGCCAATTGCTCATTACTACTCTTAGTTCTTTCATGAAGGTTAGCAAAGTTATGCGATGCATCCACCTTTGTTTTAGCTGACAATGCGGGACCTCTATCATGTCCCGCTGCTGTCGGATTATTTTCTTCAAACATACTTTGTTGGTTTAATGATTATTAAAAGAAAAGAAGGTAACTGACTACAGCTGCAGCAAGTATTAAAATACCCATTGTAACATATACCATAGTATTACCATCTTCGGTTAATTCTTCTACAGGATCCATAGGATCAGGATTAGCATCAAAAGCAGCTTTGGTTTCACATGGCTCAGTTACTTCTGGCTTTGTGGTAAAGGAGCTATCCGCCTCTACTTTCTCAGGAACTTTTGGTGCAGGCTTGTTAGTATCAATAGCAGCCTCAGCCATATCAATCTTTTCCTTTACTATTTCTGGAAAGGTTGGTTTGGCGTTTGGTTTAGGCACAACCTTAACAGGACCTTCACCAACTACAGTTACTGGAGTTACAGGTTTAGTTTTTTTACTTGGTTTACGCTGCTTATTGTGAAACTTTTCATACGGAACATCTTTTAATTCAGTAATCGGGATTTCTATCTCGAACCTTTTATATCTAGGTTTTATAATAGCAATTTTTCCTTTTACTTTAATTACCGTTCCATAAATTGGTTTAGGAGATTTTTGCAATCTTTCTGGGAGTTTTTTCCCAATTAATTCTACGTAGTCATTCTTCTGAATTTGACCATCAGCTCTTAATTTTGTCATGATTTTATATAGGTTTAATAGTTACTCTATTGTACCCCACACATCGGAGTCTCTCAATAAATAGTATTCTTCACCATCAATCTCCACTTCCATACCATGTTTTACATAACGAACTTTCTCTCCTGCCCGACACGCATTCTCTACTAGGATGCTATTCTCCATTCTACCTGGACCTACAGCAACAACAGTCCCCCCTTCAGGAGCTTCTTGTTGGTCATCTGGTAAAATAATACCACCCTTACTTTTTTCTTCTTTCTCAAATTTTTTGATTAAGACCCTATTTTCTTTTAATTTTACTGACGTTACTTCAGTAACTTCTTTTACTTCACTCATTTTATGTTGGTTTAAAATTATTACTCAGTAAGTTGATGAGTCAAAAGTAGTAAACATTTTTTATTTACACAATTTTTATTTAGTGCTTTTGAGAATCTCGATTGCTCTTTCCATTCCTTCCCTTCCATCAAATGAATTGTGGATGACTATATCAATCCCATTCTCTTGAGTAACTTTTGGTTGACAATGACATCCTTGGTCGTGTAAATGATCTGGTTCATTAATGGGACGGATATGCCACTCTTCAGGATAATCTTGAAAGACTCCCCACCCACCAAACTGAGGCATCTCTTCACAGCATTTCTGACAGAAAGAGTTTCCATCATCATCGGCACCATAATCCTCTTTCTCAGGATCAAAGTAATTACTGCAGCTTTCACACTTGTAATTATTCTCGTTGATATTTATTTCTTTGCCTTCCATTTCGCTTGTTTCTTTATTAGATTATCGTGATAACTATATATTTCTTCAGTCAGCCAATCAATCAAATGAGCATAAGCTTCTTCACTAGAGTGGCTGAAATGAAGTCCTCTATGTTCCAGTATGTTTACCGCTAGATGGAATATCTCGTGAGCAATCACACCTCTGGTAACATTAAATGGTAGTATGACAAAGAGTATATTATCAGCGTGAAATACCATAGCATTAGCACCTTTGAAGTAATCCTCAGCTCGCTTGAGATTCCCATCCTCGTGCTTATCTGCAAAAGGTTGAAGTAAATCTAATTCTCTAGCTGCAGTGATTGGACCATCTTTGGCAAACACTAAATTAATTTTTTCCTTGAATACAGGAACTTGAATGTGGTCTATAAATAATAGAGGAAACGGTTTCTTGGCCATAGTCAGTTAAAAAAAAGACCCGCCACAGTGTGCAATCGTTGAGAGGCAGGGCGGGTGTATTATTATTTATAAGTTAAATTGGAGAACGTTTGTCCTGACTCAGTCATCATAAAGGCTTTCTGAGTTTTGTAAAGTGCTTGGATTAAAGCTCCCTCACAAACAAAGGCGTAGCAGTTCTTGCTTTCTTTATCACTAGTTGGGTCATCATCAGCAACGTGATCCTTCTTAAAATATTCGCGATAAGTTTCTCTGAATTGTTTTGGGTTAATTTCTCTGTGGATGTAGGTGTAACCTTTACCTATGACTTGATTCATTTCTACTCCGTTTTCGGAGAATCTTCTTAGTACTAGCATAATGTGTATGTATTTATTTATATATGAGACAAACTTATGAAAATAAAAAACTCCCTGCAAATTTAATTACAGGGAGTTCAGATCTGTTCTTTCATGTCATTCATGTTTTAAAGTTAGACATACTTCCGATTTTCTAGTGGCACATGCTCTGGGGCAAATGTACATAAAAAATATTTAATCATCATCATCTTGATATTTATCTTCATCTCCTGGTAACCATTCTTTATCTTCAGGTTTCTTAGTCCACTTGTTATAGATGAGGCGGTCACATTCTCGCCAGCACCAATCGAGATAAGCATCAACATCAGCAGGTGACATCATTGTAGCTAACCAGCGACCATTCTCTGTGTCACCATCTTTAATATTGAGCGGATAGTCCATTACTCCATAAAGATAATTAGGAACATATTCCACTATATCTCCAACAGGAGGAAGGTTATGCCATACCATTACGCCTTTCATTTCTCTTAATGCTAAATAGGTCAAGTGGATTAATAACTGGCTGTTTCTTTATTTCTAGCCAGATAAGGAACTTATAGAACCAATGTATCTCAACACGCTTAGTATCTATCCTATCAGTATCAGTAACTTTAATATACCATTTATCTATAGAGCTCATAAGAACCAAAGATATACATAACGGACCATATAAACAAGCTTGGGAGTAAAGAGATATTCATCACTATCTTAGCATTGCTCACTAGGAGTTAACAAGGGTAAATTTAAAAGTACTGTATTCACAAGGATGGGTAATGATTACTATTTAACCCCCGGGGCCAAAACGCTTTTGGGGGTATCCCCCCTAAAATATATGGAAGTGATTTCATATAGCTGAGCTGCAGAGAAAAAGAATTCTTTTGAAGAAGATAGTTGCCTACATAGAACAAAGGCCTTCACACAGCCACCACACAGGCTTCCCACAGCTTTCACACATTACACAGCATTGGTGCGATCTGTTAGTTTGGTGAGTCATCAATCGTTAGCATATACCTTACAGTAAGCCGCTTACCACAACCCTTTCTAGGATGAAAAGATATTCACTTAAACTTATATATTATGGCAAAGAAAAAAGAATATAAATCACAATGTTGCAATGCAGCTATCTACACTGATTCAGAAGGTGCTCATTGCGGAAGTTGTGATGGTAATCCACATCGCTCAGATGATTACAACGAAGGCTGTGGTGATGAATCTTGTGACGGAACGTGTAATTGGTGTAATAAGCACGAACCACTCGAAGAACAGTATATGCAACAGGAATCTTTTAAGTATTATGATATAGAAGCGTTATCTGATTTCACCAAAGAATTAATAACTATTACTGATATGGCGAGCTTGCATATGAATGCTATAGCACCTGATAAGCAATGGTATCCAACCCAATTCGGTAACATAGTTGTAAAAAAAGATATTATTATTTTGATTACTTATTTTACAAACGGTGTTGACTTCATGCAGCCTTTAATTCACTTATCTGGATTAGGTGACTGCACATTCATTGCTATTAATTATAATCAAAATCAAAAGGATGAATACAAAAACGTAAAAGGTGCTTTATCAGATTCAGTATTACGAGAAATGTTAACTGCGTTAAATAGAAACAAACCAAAAATAACACTATGATTATATCAGACTTAAAAGTAATGCACAACAACCGCGGCTGGTACGTGGGCAGAACATATCAAGACAACGAAATGGGAGACATTGATTTCCCATACTCAAGAGACAGCGGATACTTCGATACTGAAGAGGAAGCTCAAGCTTACTTGGATGCTCCTGTTGTTACTGCAATCTATCATTAATCACGCAGAGTTGGTTAGCGTGAACAAATAACCAACAGCTTAAAACCTACCATTATGGATGAGCAAGAATACGATGACTACTTGAGCTTGATAGAGCACGGTGTCACACAGCATTAAGCTGAAGACGAGCAGAGCATAGTCTCTGCTTTCTTTTTTCTCAGCCGTAAACCACAACCCTTTCTAACAAGGAAAATACTAACTTAAACTCACATAATATGATACAAGTATTAGCACCATCGGAACTAAAAGATTTAATCAATGAAATTTACTACAGGCAATGTATACAGTACAACACTCCTGATAAAATAGAGGCTGTGCTGTTTGAGATAGATAATATCCGCAAGCAATATGAGATACAGGAAGAATATCACTTGTGTCAAATATGCAACGAGCTTAAGCAAGAGCTTATTGAAGAGCGTGATGTCAGAGTTGCCAATGATTTGGCAGACGATTTAATCTCTTTACTACAATGTTAGGCTTCATCATAACAGCTGTCCTGCTTGTGTGGGCAGCTGTTTATGATTACAAGCACAAGAACACAAGGGATTTCTCAAGACTTCCTGAAAGAAACTATTCATTAATCTATAACTTAAACTTATAACTATGGCAAACAAAGCAATAGACCAAGACAAACATTGGCAATACAATAAGAACTTCATCAACTGGGTAGTAGATGTTACCAAGAAATCAGTTGAGGAGGGAGGCTTAGCAGATGATGCAATCCAACACCTAAAGAACAGGTCATTGGAAACAATCATCAACCTGAAAGCAGGTGCTAAAGTCTACAAGCACAGAGCAGAGCATATGCTTGATGCAATCAGAATAATAAGAGGACTTTCATAGTCTTCTTATTTAACTCACCACAACCCTTTCTTGTTTAAAAAGGGGATTAACCTCTTTTAATTAATTAAATACTTTCATACCATGAAAATCAAATTATTACGCTCATACCGTAGCAAAAACGGTAACGCAACTTTCGTATACGCTGTTAGCGGTAACCAAGCAGACCTTGAGGCTTTCAAATCAGCACAAGGCGAGTATTACAGAGAAGATGAGAAGACTGGTAGTCCTCTTTGGTTCACAACTCGTTGCGTAGGCGATAACGGCAAGCTTATCATTACAACCAACGGAAAGGTTGTACCTGATATGTCAGCGTTTGACCAAGCTGCATCTATTGCTGCGCAATATGGTGGAAACTTTGGGCAAGAGCTTGCAAGACAAGCTGCGCAATCAATCTTGGGCACACAGCCTACGGTTGAAGAGCCTGCTTCTGCTCCTGTTGCATCTGCACCAGTTGATGCTCCGTCTATTGAAGACGCTGAGTAGTCTAATTGAAACCCGAGCTTCGTGCTTGGGTTTCTTTTTTCTCAAAACACAAAGGTGTTCGCTAACGCTCACGTCTTTATTACGCGTGACTTATGTGTCACGCTGCTTCCCCAACTCCCCTGACGGGACAGCATTTTTTACTATCATCTTCTTCTCTCAAGCGTTGATTACACACTCTCATTATTTTTATTTATATTTGTCTTATGGCAGCATCAGGAACTAACCCAAAGAAACGTAACTCTAACGCAGGCAAAAGCACTGGCAAGAGTACATCAGCTAAATACTTCGCTTCTCACCCTGAAGCAAGGAAGAAGAAGAATGCATACAACAAAGCTTACCACGCCACACCAGAGCGTAAGAAGTATAGAGCAGAGCTTAACGCTAGTAACCGCTCTAACCCTAATGGTAAAGGTCAAGACAAGAGCCACACTAAATCAGGTTCTATTGTTAATGAGCCACGCTCTAGTAACCGCGCCAGAAATGGAAAAGGCAATAAGCCTAAGAAGAAGTAGTCTCCACCCCGTGTAACATCCTAATCAATCCCTTGCTATCACTGGCATCTTAATTTTGGCTATGTAAGCCGCCCCAACCCCCTCTTGCAAGAAATGATTGTTGAGTTAATGTAGCTATGTGCATCAGCACCACGTTAACCAACGACCATCTCTTTACTACATAACTTCGGAGTAGCTTACCAGCTCTCCATTGGCAGTAGCCCCCAACCCCTTCTTGTAAGGAAGGCTAGTTAAGTTATGTTAGTCTTATCAAATCGTAATCAATTATTTATTAACCAAAACCAATTCAAGATGAAAATCAAATTGATCAGATCTTACAGATCTAAAAATGGTAACGCTACATTCGTGTACGGAGTTACTGGAAGTGCAAATGATCTTGCTGCTTATAAAGAAGCACAAGGTGAGTATTATAGAGAAGACGAAACAACAGGTCAGCCTTTATGGTTTACCACTCGTTGTGTAGGTGACAACGGTAAGTTGATCATCACTACAAACGGGAAGATTGTTCCGGATATGAGTGCCTTTGATCAGGCAGCTAGTATCGCAGCTCAGTACGGAGGTAACTTCGGACAAGAGTTAGCTAAGCAAGCTGCTCAGTCTATCTTAGGCGTGAAAGCAACTGAATCTGCTCCTGCGTCAGTAGAGAGTTCAGTAGCTTCTGCTGAAGATGGAGACTTAGGGGATTTATAATCCACATAAGTATTAGAACCCGTAGGATAATCCCTACGGGTTTTTTTTTGCTACACAAGCTAACAGAGTTTTCTGAATTACTAGCTCGGTTTTGAGGTAAAGAAACCAGAAATACTCAAGCGTGTAAGCAAACGTGAGTAGGAGTTCACACACCCCCTAAACCATCATATCCTCTCTATCCCTAAAATATGTCACATCATAAGCATTATAAAGATATGGCTATAGTTAATAATAATAACTCTTAACAACTCTGACATGGGACTAACTAGACAACCAACACAAGAAGACTTACTTGAACAACAACACTCTGACTACATAAATAAAGTAACAGAATCAGGTATGCCTCTATGGTATTATGAGTCTTATAATGACTCTATGTATTTCTCTCTTCCTTTAGATAAGAATGAAGAGGTAAACAGAAACCGCAACCTCATAAATAATAGCACTAACAACGATGAGGAGGACATCCTCCCATTCTAACACATTCACTACCATGAAAAACTTAAAAAGATTCAGGATGTTAATCATCCTTTCTACATTATTATCCCTATCATTAATTGTTTGGGGAGTATTTAACATCATAATTGGTAAAGTTGCTATGGGCACATTTATGGTAACCGTTAGCCTTATTGCTTTAGCAATGAACATAGGCAGCTACCGCGAGAATAAACGCCATATTATCCAGCGCAAAGAACTGGATGACAAGGCTTACCTTATTCAACAACATATGGATAGATTTACCGGCTCTCAAGATATTCCATTTGAGGATATTCCATTTGAGGATGTCGAAACGGATTCTGATGATACCTCGCAAATCGGTATCGGACACTAATACAATGCCCTAAATAAATAACTACCCGCACCTTGTGTCGCATAGTGTAGAGGAATTGACGTTCCTAATAACGTCTGGGGTATTTACTTATCACGTAATCTAATTATTCACTAAACTTAATCGTTATGAAAACTCAGTACACATACGTAGCACAGGATCGTAAATATTGTGATATCTGTGGAGGCTACTGCTTCTGTAAATAGTATACATCATGGTAGATGAGGTATAATGGGTGGCATTCTTCGGAGTGCTGCCCTTTATATAACCAAGTCTATCAACTAAAACCTAATCGCATGACACTATTAATCACAAAAGCTATAGTATTAGCAATCGCTTTATTGACTAGCTATATCGTAATTTATTATGACTATTCGGCAAGAGGTATAAAAGAATTTGAAAATGAAAGTGGAGCTGGACCAGCTATAATCATAGCATGTTTAGCATGGGCTACTTTCTATTGCTTAACTCAAATCCAATAATTATGAAAAATGGAGTACCAAAGGAAATTTATTACGAGTTATTGGAATGGAAAAACAAGAATTTAACTGAATTTCAAGATATATTCGGAGAAAGATCACTGAATTCTTTAGCTCCTGACCAATTACACATGCTTCATCGTACAATTTATGACTTTCAACAGTTTGAAGTAGGTGAAAAAGTCCACTATATTCGGGATAATTGTAAAAATCCAGCCGAATATGAAAACGGAATCGTTAAAGAGATCCAATCACGCAAAAATACTCGTGTAGTTTATAATTGCGGAGATGATTGGGATAACTTTAACAACTATACGTCAGCTCTTACAAGCAATCGTAATTTAAGAAAAGGCTGGGTATAGCAATATGAATGCAGCCAAATATTATCTTGCTGCATGGTTTTTAGCTATCCTATTTCATCTTATTGCATTTTAATTGTATATTTACCAAATCTTAAACCAAATCAAAAATGAAAAAAGTTCCATACATATTAAGCTTTACAGCAATGATATTCATTGGAACATCTTCTATAGATGCAACTGAACGTAAGAGTTCTGCATCGGAATACAATCAGGTCAATGATGCAATTTCAAACAGCGTAGCTGAGTTTAATGAGCTAGCCGTTTTACCAGCACCTATTTGCTATAGCATCTACACCCAGAGTTTCTGCAGACACACTAAATCTGTAAAGAACTTGTCGAAGGTGAGATCTGAGAAGGAGGTGAATCCAGGTTATCTGGAGCTCCGTAAGCTTGCGTAAAGCATTCTATATCAGGGAGCCCACAAATAAATACTGATCAACACGACTATAAGTAAACATATATTACTATTATCTTAAAAAAGCCTCTCATCTTGTAGAGGCTTTTTTTCATATACCACTTAAAACTCATCACGAGACAATTCGGAAGCGTGGAACTAATCAAACGCGGGAGTTCGAGTCTCTCAGGTGGTACAATTATTCACTTAAATCAATTAAAACCATGAAGAATTTAATCATAGTGACTATAATGATGTTATTAACGTCTTGTAGTAAACAGGAAACACCGCAGCCAATCGTGGCAACACCTAACCCAACACCAATACAAAGCACAGTATGTGATGCTGTCTATTTGTATGAAGTAATATTAGATAATCCACTCGCATCTGGTGATAGACTTGATGTAATCTGGACAGATATAGATAATCAACTCAGCGGTTATGCTGCTATAACAACAGCTATGGTATTAGATACAGCAGTCAATATAACAAGCTCATATAATATACTGAGTATACAACTATCTGTTGGCTTAATCGGTGGAAATCCTAACTTAACAATACAAAATGGAGTGACATTAAACATATACAAGGATAATGTATTAGTCGCAACATCAGGAGGATCACAACAGTTGTGTTTTAAAGGCACAACATCTAGCACATCATGCGTAACAATCCTTAATACATTGGATTTAGTTTACGTATGTCAATAATCAAGTCATTAACCAAGTCTAAAACCAAATCTTATGAAAACCCAAATTGTAGGACAAGATCTACTTGTCAAAGAAATGAACAAAATCTTTACAATCTTTAAGAATAGTGAAGGTGCAATCAGACCTCATTTTGTTTTAACAGGTCCTAGTGGATCAGGTAAAACCTTTACTATAAATGAAATCTGTAAATTATTAGGCCTGCATTATTTTGAAATCAATGCTGCCCAATTAACAAAAGAAGGAACATCCGGCAATAGCTTAAGCAAAGCATTGTCTCCTTTACTACAAGCCGGAAATAGGCAAACAGTAGTATTCGTGGATGAGTTTGATAAGTTATTTATCTCTGGTAATTCCAACAGTGATCATGCACATGAGACAACTAACGGAGTTCAAAATGAATTCTTAAAAGTCTTAGAAGCTGATGAAACAGCTGTATTTGGAGATTACGGTAAGTACATCAATGCGTCTACTAAAAATGTATTATTTGTATTTGCCGGAGCATTCAATGGTGAAGAGAATATCACCTTAGATAGGCTTAGAGAACTTGGGCTAAAGACAGAATTCTTGGGTAGAGTAGGTTTAGTATACAATACTAATCGTCTTAGTTTGAATGATTTGTATTCTATCCTTGATAGGTCAGCATTGTTAAACACTTATTTAGAGTTGTTTGAAGATGTTGACAAGGAGACTGTAGAATATAAGTTAAAAGCAATCATTGAAAAGAACTATGAGAATAATACTCTTGGTGCTAGAATGATTAATACTTTAATCAACCAGTATTTCATTAAAGGAGGAAATATGGATGATGATGATTCAGATAAGGTAACTTTCCAAAATAAATTAAAATTAGATTAATCATGATGCAGCAAGGATTATTATCTTTGCTGCTCATTAAAACCAATTTAAAATGTACGATAATACAGAACGCACAACAACAATGTACAACTACAAGAAAGATGGTAAAACTTGTTCAACTCCTAATGCAGATATCGCAGTAACTAGAAGAGATGAAGATACCGATGTTCAAGTAGAAACACGTACTGGTGAGAAAGTAGAGCATAGTACTCTAACTTTCAATTAAGATATATCTCTCCGTGTATAGAGATGGCAGGAGTAAGCGGATAGGACTGCCCCAAATCCCTTGAGGAATCGCGGTGAACCTATCACCAGAAGAGGGTTAAAAAGGTGGAATAACTACATTACATCAGTCGGCTAGATGACTCCCCTTAATACGGGAGCAGTCGCGGGTTCGAGTCCCGCATGTAGTTCATAATAAATATTAACTAAAACTCAAAAGCCATGAAAAAGTTACACCCAATAGTGATGCTACCTACAGAAAAAAGCAATCTTATAGCATGTGATGACGGTACTTTATTTTATTATCATAAAGAACAAACAGGCGGAGGAATAGCACAATGTCAACACCTCTATATTTTATCAGATGAAGAGATTAAAGAAGGTGATTGGTGTATTAGAGATGGTTGGGATTTATTTCAGGCTGATAAATGGATAATAAATGCTTTGAAAACTGGAGATTTACGAAAACATCAGATTAAAAAAGTAATAGCTACAACAGATAAGTCTTTAACTAAAGAACACGATGATACTGTTCCTTTCCCTAAGACAAGACCAACAGGGATTAAACTAATCCCCAAATCATTCTTACCAATCTTTGTTAAAGCATACAATGAAGGTAATCCTATTACTGAAGTTGAGTTAGAGTGTAAATATTATACAAATGGAAAAATTAGTATTTTAGATAGAATATTACAACTCAAAACAACAGAATCCAATGAAGTAATCATTCATTTACCTAAAGAGAAGATGTATAGTAGAGAAGTATTAAAATCAATGTTTAGAAAGATATTCATAGAAGGCGGTAAGTGTGCTAGAAACTTTGAGTATGATTTTGATATTGACAAATGGATTGAAGAAAATTTATAGTATTTTTACAATATTGTATTGTTAGCCATTAGTAACAATCCAACGTTTGGACGAGGGTTTGACTCCCTCCGCCTCCACTAGAATACCTGTTAGCAAGATAAGGGCTCCCTTGTGGATAAAGCCAATCTCTTAAAAAATATGGGGGCGTACTTGATTTTGACAGACTAGTAAGATGATGGAACCACTAATGATACATGTCGTCTAATTGACGAACAAAAGGCAGAGGCTGCCGTAATAAGCCTAATTGAAGAAGCGTTAGCTCCAAGAGCGCACGCAATGGCTGCATAAGCAGACCATCTTTAACGAGACTTGAGGGCTACGTCAGTGCCCTCTTTTTTATTCACTAAACTTTCATTACCATGAAACCAAAACAATTTCAATTCAAACATTGGACAGGTGAGATAAAGTTAGCTCAGTATAATAACGGTAGAACAGCATTACAATTAATGGATGTTGATACTGGTGAATTAATACTAGTAGCTACGGTTAACTTTCCAGATGTTCATTTAGAACCAAACCAAGTTATTATCAAAAATTACTCAGAGAATGAGGGCATTACTGATATCTTAATGGAAGGCGGTATAATCGGACCACCATTAAACAAAATCTTAAGTGGCTTTGTCACTGTGAATATTCACGAACTATTAATCTAAAATTAACTACCATGGCTGAAAAAAAGAAAGTGCCTAATATTGGCACAATTGGTCACATTGACCACGGAAAAACAACATTAACAGCAGCTATCGTAGCAGCAACTAGTAAACATCACATACAACCAATAGGACTAGAGCCAAAAGAAAAAGAAAGAGGTATTACCATTACTAAACAAGGTAGCGTTACGCCCAAAGTTAATGTTAGTGATATGATCCAAGAATATGATGGACCAAAACCAGTAGGTAATTTGGAACAATGTAAGAATGAATGGGCAATCATGACAGGTGAGCAAACACCTATGGTACCTCAAATGGATATTGAAGAGTTACTTGGTCATAAAGAGATTCTCCGGGATTTCTTACTGCACGCAAGCAAATCATATCCCACAGGGATAGGTTTAGCAGCTAATCAAGTTGGTATCTGGGATAAGTTTCCTAATGGCACATTCAATAAACTTAATCGCTTTATGTTACCAGCCTTTGCTAAAAAGAATCGGGAAACTGGTGAGTGGTCTTTAATACTAAACCCTATTATCATAGATACAAACGGACTATTAAGTGAGAAGAAAGAATATTGTCTCACTTGGCCCGGTAAAGTAGTAGTTGCTGATAGACATTACTCAGTTACTGTACAGTATTATGATGAAACAGGTAAAGAGCATGAAGTTATCGCTGAGGGATTTGAAGCTCAGATTTGGCAACATGAGATCAATCATCTGTTAGGTATTGATGAAGTAGTTGTAACAAGTGCTGGTGGCATCGAACATAGTAAAGAACCGGGTCGTAATGATCCATGTATTTGTGGTTCTGGAAAGAAGTATAAGAAATGCTGTCAATCTAAACCCAAATAAAAATTCCGTTCCGTATATCGGACGCTCACATATCAAGTCAATTAGTATAAACCAAAAATCAAATCAAAATGAAAAAGATTATCTTAATGATGATGTGTCTAGCGATAGCTATGACCTCATATTGTAAAAAAGAAGAAGAGTTGAAACTGTCTGGTTTCTTTATCTCTGAATCTAATGTTAAATTTGAAGTTGCCATCGTCAATGATGATGCCAGCCGAGTTGTAGTACAGACAAAATCTAGTACTTTCTCATACAGAATCAAGCTAAAACTTGGTAAAGAGTATGTGATTAAGTTTATGAAGGATGGTGTAGTCAAAGAACTTTTTGTGACTGCAGACAACCCAGGCTTAATGGAAGTAGATATAGATTTTAAAACAGAAGATGCCGCACAACTATGCTATAGTGAGACACAAGATGACTATAACTTAACCCTGCTATACAAACAGGACTAATCAATTTTTTAACAGTGATGGCTAAATCAGTCATCACTGTTTTTATTTAATTCAGATACCATGAAACACTTATTAATAAGAAATAATGGCTTGCTTGACCTCACTTTGATGAAGTTAATCGGAGCCAGTACTAAAACAAATGACCATGCTAAGATCGGTCAGTTTGGTACAGGATTAAAGTATGCACTTAGCTACCTATTAAGAACAGGTAATCAGTTCAGAATATTTGTAGGTGAAGAAGAAATTAAATTTAACATCAAAGAAATAATTGCAGGTGGAAACACTATGCAAGAGATCTTCTGCAATGAACAATCAATGAACATCACTACTCAATATGGATACCAGTGGAATGCTTGGGAGATCCTGCGTGAAATATGGTGTAATGCTATTGATGAAGAAGGTGCTATAAAGAAAGTTGTTGATAGTCGTTCCCGCATTTGCGGTAAGGAGAATTGCACAACTTTTTATATTGAGGTTACCGAAGATATCCAGAAAGTAGTAGATGCGTGGGATCAATATTTTATTGATATGAAACCATTATATGAAGATGATAAGGTTGCTATCTATAAGAATCCTGCAACAAAGATGAGATTATATAAGAACCATGTATTAGTTGATAATACAGGATATCACAACTCATACTTTATTTATGATTTGAAGCAATGTGATCTTAATGAGTTAAGGCAATATAGAGGTTATTGTTATTCTGATATAGGTAAAGCTATTCTGAATTCAAACCAGAAAGTGGTACAAATGTATCTTGAAATGTATAACTCGTTACAAGATACTAAATTCATTGAGAAAGAAATCATTGAGTTTGGATACAACCATGATGCTGAACAGGTCAAAAAGATCTTTCAGGGTTATGTATTTCTTCATCCGGAATCAACTAAGCAAGCTAAAGGAAAGGTTGTTCGTGTTCCCCAAAGACTATATGATATCCTAGAAAGCTGTGGATTACCTTGTGAAAAAATCAAGATAAGAAACGATAGAACAGGTTGGTATGGCGGTGATGGGAATGGATATAACGAAACTGAATTAGCATATAAAGAAGTTCAGAATGATTTTCTTAATAAAGCTCTCAAAAGATTGATGAGAAAATATAAATGTGACGCTCCCTTTGTAATAGGAGCTGCCATTGATAAAGAGTTTGAAATAGTACCAAGCTCAACAGGATTAGTATTTAATACTGAATTAGATATATTATCGGATAAGGATCTTGAGGCAGTTGTTGTCATAGGAATTATGCATAGCCAAAGTTCAAATATGTATCATTTATTGAAGCGCTTAGTTAAGATTATACTTAGATCTTCTAACTTTAAAAAGATACTCTTTGGTAAATAATTAATGTTTAAGTTCCCTCTGCAAATTAATTTTTAATATATTTGTTGAGGGAATTTTAACAAGTCTATGATTTATCAACTGCCAACCGGTAAGATAGTTTATATGTCCTTAGAGACATATCTAAGCTTAACAGAAGAAGATATACAGTATCTAATCAGTACAGGAATCGGCAGCTCCCCCAATAACCCATTTCATGGTACAGCAATGAAACAACCAAGAAGTGCTCGTGAAGAAGATTATGAGCCACATGATAATTCATTAGATTATCAAGTTGAGTCTGAAGAAATTGAAGTTGACTATCCAGTTGACTTAGACAATCTACCTGATCAAGATACATTTGAATAAAAGTAATGTCATCAGCCCTTTGTGGTACACTGCAAATGATGTCTCCCCGTGATGAGTGTGAAGCGGGGATTTTTATATAAGGTCTGTAGTGACTACCCTATGTGATACGTAACTAAGTGAATTTCTTGTAAATACTTCAGTGAAATATCTTGGTACAACCAGCAGTTAAAACACACGGTGGCAGTACATAGGGTTCAGTCCGTGACACCTTAACTATTATTTATTTAAACCCAATCGCATGGAAAAAGTAACTAAATATAAAACAACAGATGGGCGCATCTGGAATACAGAAGAAGAAGCGTCTGTGCACGAAACCCTAATGGGACGTGTCAAAGAAATAATTAGAGCTCTCGGTGAAAGATCTGATGAAATCATGAACGGTGCTGGTTATGTACAACATGATCCAGCAGTAGTAAAGAAAATCAAAGCAAGTTTTTATCAATTAGCTTTAACACAACAAGGCTTTAACAAGGCTGAGAGTGATGAAAATGTACCAGGAGAGTATTGGATCGGAAGATACTTAGATGATTCAAATAGCGCACTCTATTCCGTTTGGTCTAGGCTGCAATGTATTGATGAGTTAGGTAGAGAATTTGACCAACAGTTCTATAAGAATAATCCTGATAAATGTAAGATGCAGGAATTTAAAGCATTGTAGCCGGTATGAAGAGTTAACCAGTAATACCATGTCTGAGCAAATAGTCATCACTTCTAGATTCAAGCACGGCTTGTTTTGATGTAGGGCACTGCCTATGGATACAGACAGGCTACAATAACATTGAGGTATAAGTAGGCCAAAAATCACTTAGTAATAGAGGGGCTGTATGGCGTGCCTCACTAACCTCATCATATTGTCAATAATTGAAGCCAGCATTAATAAAACCGAAATCGGAGTTATCTTACTCCAATAACTAATGAGGTATGCAGCAATTCCCCTATATGCTGGGGCTGGTAGCAAGGTATACACATAACCGTTAGCCGGTGAACTATTGGGCTAGACAACAATTCAGGTGGATACTAGGGTCAAACTGTAAAAGGTTTCCAGACGTGGTTGATAACATCCTTAATTAGTATTGAATATATTTTGCTACACTAAATACTAGCCTAATTCGTTGTCGTCTTATGGGAGACATCCCCAACCCCCTCTCGTCAGGAATGTTTGGGTGATGAAGCTGCTTTGTGAGACAAGTAATAATCCTCTTACTACCAAATAATATTAACCTATAACAGTAGAGTATAGGAAGGACTGCCAACAATAACGGTGAAACATACGGTGAGGATCACTGTCTCTATATGTTGCAACCTCTACTGTTATCACATAATCTAAGTGTAAGAGCCTCCTTAGATTTAATCCAAATGGCTCAAATACCAACTCTAAAATCAAATCAAGATGAGTGATTCAAAAGTTAAAGTGACCGCAAACAAAGATGGTCACGTAATCGTAAAGAGTGGCAATAATGAAGAATATGGCCACATCCGTGTTGAACAAGTAAGAATGGTTGTAGATGATACAACAGGATTTGCTAAAATGAAAAAGATTTCAGCATTAATTCCAGGAATCATTAAAGAACTTAAAGGCTTCGGTTGGACTGACCAACAAGAAATTGAAGGTAAAATCCGTATCGTAGAACAGTTCCATCCTTTTAACAAAAAAGAACCAGACAGAGATATTAAAATTGCTGGTAAAAGTGGAATAGTGTGTACCTTCGATGGTAAACCAATCTACAGAAAACACTTCTGGACTCCTAAAGCTTCTTTAGAAGATTCTATGCAAGAGCATGACAATGATGCAGAAATCAGTCAAGCTTACGCTGAACTTAAAGAAGAAGAAGGTGTAGTGAAGCCAAATGATGACTTCAACTTATAGTCAAATACTAATAGAGATGTGGTGTGAGTTATATAGCTCACATCCCGTCTCTTTTTTTTAAACACAAGACAGATATTTTAACCTATCACATAAAAAACTCTATACCATGACAAATGAACAGAAAGTAATGCTGCTACGTAGCCACTCAGAAATAGTATATTCTAATGGAAAACTCCTAGATTACAAACTCTATGGAGATCTTAACAAAAAGAAAAGATACTTTGTTGAAAAGCAAGAATACACAGGGCAGAACTACAATCAAGTACAAAACTTCTTATATAAACGCGCCTTATTTGGCTTAGGGATTTATAATAAGCAAGAACTTAAAGAGCTTACACCTAAAGAAAAAAGCAAAGTAATAAGCTTACATAATCGTACCAGAAAGGAATTAAATAAACTTAAGCAACAATTAGTCATCAAACAGTCTAATTATTTCTTTAGCTTATTCCCTAATAGTGCATTGGCTAAAGATATACTTGATAATCCTTTCATTGACCCAAAGCTAGGAAATAAATTTTCCTTCAGTGACTTCGGGATAAAGAAAGAGCACGTAATAGACCTGCTGATTGAAGTCAATGTACTACCAAAGAATTTTCACCAGATAAACGCACGCTGATGCAGAAGAAAAAAAAGCTTTGTGATGGGTGCGGAGAGCAACAGTACATTTTTAAAAATGTTACTGAAGATGGGGTGCGGAAGAAGCTATGTACTTGGTGTTCTAAATTGTATGATGTAAATCAGCCAAAAGAAGACAAGCCAACCAAGATACCTAAGCCAATTCCGTCCCGCTCTCCCAAACGTCAAAAACAAGAAACAGAATATAATAAACGGGCTAGGGTCTTTAAAGAGAATAACCCATTATGTCAAATCGGTATACCCGGTGTATGTACGCATAAAACACATGACGTACATCACGAAGGCGGTAAAGAGAATGACCTACTCCTCAAAGAGGAATGGTGGAGAGCTGCTTGTAGACCCTGTCATGATTGGGTGACGGTTAATACGGAAGCTGCCATTGATTTAGGTTATTCACGTCAACGTACTACAAACTCAGATGATCATGGAAACTAAACAATGCAGCAAATGCAAAAAGGTCTTCCCTAGGAATAAAGAACATTTTCACCTAAGAAAGACATCTAATGATGGACTTAGAGGCCAATGCAAAAACTGTGAAAATAAAATTAAAAATCAATCTCGTAAAAAGTACTTCCTTGCTAACCCAAAAGCTTATGAAAAACATAAGCAAAACAGTAATGAAAGAACAAAAAAACGTTATAATCATTTACTTAAGAATAATCCCGAGTATAAAAAAAAACGAGCTGCTTATATGCAAAATTATCGCAATAATAATTTTGAATATGTTCAGAATTATTGGAAAGATTACTATGAGCGCAATAAAGAAAAAATAGATGCATATGGTAGAAAAAGAGATCAGATAAGAAGAACCAATATGACTGATTCATACATTAAGAAATTAATATATGAATCTATCAAAAGGACGGATGGTATTACAGATTTTCAATCTGATGATACACCTAAAGAATTAATTAGTCTAGCAAGAATGAATTTAAAACTTAAAAGAAATGTCAAAGAAAAAACAAGCAGTAAAAGCAAGTGATGTGCGTAAGAATTTAATTCACATTGGTTATAAGGCGCATAAAAAATATAAAGCTACTGATGATATTAATGTAGCCAAAACAGCAATTAAAGCATTCGATAGCGCAATCAGAACTGCGCGTACTCAAATAATGTATAAACGTTTAACCGGAACCCCTGGTAAAATAGAGTTCCTTGAAGAATAAAGTTATGAAAATAGTAACCCTTAAAGTTCAAATCAAAATAGATGAAGACAATCTTTCTCCATCTCAAAACGCAGAAGACATCCTATGTGATTTACTTGCTTGCGTTGAAACTCCCATAGAGGATGATAATGGTCCAATTAATCATCTGAAGAAATATGGATATGAAGTAATGATCATGGACAGATCTGATAAATAATTAATAACTCTAAAACTTAATAACATGGGATGTGATATTCATATTATAGCAGAAGTAAAAGAAAATGGTAAATGGAAAGTTAATATCGATAAAGTATTTAAAAATTCATACTTTGATCCAAAAAATGATTATGAACCATTTCAAAATGAATTTAGTGAAACTCCTCCGGGTAATCGTAATTATGATTGGTTTAGCCTTTTGGCTAATGTAAGAAATGGTTATGGTTTTGCTGGAGTAAAAACAGGTGAGGGATTTACACCTATAGCTTTTCCCAAAGGCGTTCCTAAAGACGCTACTCAAGAATGGAAAAAGAATGTAGAAGAATGGGATTGTGACATGCATTCTCATAGTTATCTATCACTTGAAGAATTTAAAAACTTTGATTGGACGCAAGTAACCATAAAAGCCGGTGTAATAAGTCTTGAACAATATAAGAAATTAAAAGATACAGCGGAAACACCCGATTCATGGTCTGGTGGTATTAGCGGAGGTAACATAGTTACTGTAGATAGTTTAACTGCAGATAAAATACTTAATGGCAAAATCAAAAAAATAACAAAAGAATCTAAGTACGGCAGACCAGAAGAAACAAGAGCTGTTGAAGATTGGAATATCTATGTAGATTATAGATGGCCTATTTTATACTCAGATTGGTTTGAAAATAACCTTAAAGCAGTTGTTCCAGCAATGGAAAAGCTGAAAGAAAAATACGAAGATGTCAGACTTGTGTTTGGCTTTGATAATTAATTAATACAACCTATCATGAAAGAAGAAACTAAAGATAAAGACGCAATCCAAACGGAAGCGCTTAATGCAATAGGTTCGCTTAAAAAATCAGGAACAGTTGTCTCAATGGGCGTTGGAAAATGCCTATTGGGATTAAAACATATGAATAAAAACTATAATGATTTTGTAAGCTATCTAATTGCAACACCCAAGAAGACTATCTATAAATCATGGACAGAAGATGCAGAAAAGTTCGGGTTTAGTAATTTACTAGATCATATGACATTCTCATCATATCGTTCATTAACTAAGTTAGATCCTAATAATTTTGATATAGTCTATTTAGATGAGTGTCATTCCTTAAAAATGTCACACAAAGAATGGTTGTTGGAATTTGAAGCAAAAGGTGGTACTATAGTGGGTCTTACGGGGACGTATCCTGTTTATAAAAATACTGAAAAAGGTAAGATGTGTAATTACTTCTGTCCCAAAGTATATGAGTACGTTACAGATGATGCTATAGATGATGGAATCCTCAATGATTATAAGATATTCGTGCACCAATTGTATTTAGATGGTGAACCAAACATATCTATTGAAAATAAGAAGGGGCCAAACTTTATGACATCTGAAATAAAGAACTATCAATATTGGGATACTCGCGTTTATAATGCCAACAGTCCTCAGCAACAACAAATAACACGAATTCAGAGAATGAAAGCGTTACAAGGTTTTGCTAGTAAAGAGCGTTATGCAGCAAAGCTATTGGCTAAGGTGACAAAGAAAACATTAATCTTCACTAATACACAAGACCAAGCTGATAGACTGTGTGATCATAGCTTTCACTCTAAAAACAAAAAGTCAGAAGATAATTTGAAAATGTTTAAGGATGGTTCTATTTTAAAACTAAGTGCTGTTGAACAGCTTAGTGAGGGTGTAACAATACCTAACTTAGAAACAGGTATCATTATGCACTCGTATGCTAATAATAAGAAAGCTGCACAAAAGATTGGTAGATTTCTTAGATTGAATCCTGATGCTGTAGCAACCATCCATATTTTATGCTATGTAAATAGTATTGATAAAGATTGGGTAACAAGTGCATTAGAGCAGTTTGATCAAAGTAAAATAGAATGGATTCATCCAATAATCTAAAAAATAAATTATGCAATATAGTCCTAAACTTAAAAAAGCAATGGAACAAATCAAGGCAATTCTTGATGAGCATGACATTGCTGGAGCAATTGTGCTTCATACACCGGGATACGGTGAACATTTGTTAAAAATAGATCCTAGTTATTCATGTGCATTTATAGATAATTCACCAGGAGTAAATGGGATAAGAGTAAGAGCTCGCCTCCAAGAAGATTTTGGAGGCGATGCTGCTAAGCGTAATAAAGCTCAAGAAGATACTGTAAATATGTTTGACATATTTTGCAATACCATCGGGCCACAAGCATTAGCATGTATTGAAACAATGAAGATGTTAGAAAAGCATTTTGAAATAACTCGAACCGGTAATGGCGGGACATCTCACAATGTACAAAATAATTAACTATGAGAAAACTCAGAGTAGGTGATATGTTTTGTGGAGCTGGTGGTACTTCGCATGGAATAGTTAATAGTGACTTCGCTGAAGTTGCTTGGGCTATTAATCATGATGAAAATGCCATCAAAGCTCACACAATCAATCATCCTAATACAAAACATTATGAGGAAGATATTGTGAGTATGGATATATCTAAGTTAACTGAAGTAGATTTATTATGGGCTAGCTTAGAGTGTACACATTTTTCTGGAGCAAAAGGAGGTCAAAGTCGTGATGCAGACAGTAGAATGCTAGCTAGACAGATGTACAGATACATTGAAAAAACAAATCCGTCATTCATAATTATAGAGAATGTAAAAGAGTTCCTTACATGGGGCCCTTTGATGGAGGTAAAGAGAAAGGGCAAGCTAGTCTCGGTTGCAGATCCTGACAAAAAAGGTATTCACTATAAGAACTGGGTTGATAACATTAAGGAAATGGGTTATGAATATGATTATGCTATTTTAAACTCAGCTGATTTTGGAGCACGTACTTCACGCAGTAGATACTTTGGTATCTTTGCTAAAGTAGGCCAAGATATTACATTTCCTAAACCAACTCATTCTAAAACAGGTAAAGATGGTAAACTTAAATGGTTACCATGTAAAGATTACATAAACTTATCTGATGAAGGCAATTCCATCTTTGGTAGAGCTTATAACAATAGTTTACCCAAGAATGTCAGAAAACCTCTTGTTAAGAATACTCAGAAAAGAATAGCTGCAGGTATTAAAAAATTCTGCATAGATGGTGATTTAATGTATGATCATAATTTCATCATGAAGTATTACGGTAATGGAGATAACAATAGTTCATTAAAAACACCGTTGCATACCATTACCACAAAAGACAGACATGTACTTGTTAGCATTGAGAAGGAACAGTTTGTAGCTGAACATTTTGGCACTAACCGTTCTGTTAATCAACCTATGCCTACAATAATGGCATACAAAGATCAAAAATACATGGTAACCTTGGAAAAAGCCTCTTTTACAACGCAAAATTATACTGCAAAAAGAGAAGGGAATGAAAGAGCTAGTTCATTAAAAGAACCACTTAAAACCATTCCAACAGCTAATATACATAGCTTAGTTACTATGGAAAAAATAGCATTCATACAACATCATTTTAACTCAGGCAATAATCCGGGTAGTAATGTTGCATCGGTGAATGATCCACTGTCAACTATAATGACGGTACCTAAAGGGAGTCTTGTTACATTAAATAAAAAGATGAATTATTTAATAGACATTAAGACTAGATTTTTAACTGCTGATGAATTAAAGCTGATACAGGGATTTGATCCAGCATATCAACTAATCGGTTCTCAGCAAATTCAAAAGAAAGCTATTGGTAACTCAGTAGTTCCGTTAATGGCTCAAAAATTAATTGAAGAGCTTTATTTACAAAACCATCAAAAATTGAATTAAGATGTATGAACATTTAAAAATAGGATCAATGGTCTATGCTGTACATAATAAGTACGTAAAGAAAGAAGCCAATGAAGGCGGAAAGATTCAAGTATGTAGAGTAAAAACCTTTCAAAACGTGGGAGGAAAAATAATGCCTGTATTAAGTGTAGTGGGTAATTCTAAAATGGAAGTAAACACTAAGCAAAATACGGTGTATGTAGAACTGTCAAAAGCAATTGACGCAATACGAAGCAAATGAAAAAAAACTTAACCATAGAGCTTATACGAGAGTCCGCTTTCTATAAGACACGTCCTAAGAAAATACAAGAACTAATAGAAAAAGTCCCACCAACACATGAGTATCAAATTACAGAAACCGGTCATGTATGTTCTATTTATAGCTATGCTGAAGATGGTACATTAACTGTTGTGCGGGAAGTTAACGAAATGGATAAGCTAACCGGTAAGATAGCTGATAACATTACGCATATTAATGTATTTGGCCTTAAACCCGAAGACTTAACTAAGTTAGATAATAAACCTATTGAAGTTGAAGAGGATGATATCAAGAAAGAAGAAATGAGAATCATTAAAATACAACGTTCATTAGCCAGTAACAAAGCTGAACAGTCAATGCTTATATATGATGAATTCAGAGAATTTGAATATGAAGGTCCTTTAACAGGAGATGTAGCTAGATTAATGGGTGATAAACCCAAAATATATGCTGAAGCAATGTTAGTTCCTGATAAAGATGAAGACGGTAATGAAACTGGTACTTTTAAATTTAGTGTTGCACATCTAACAGAAGATCAAGAATGGTAGGTCAAGTCAAAACAGAAGAACTAAATGTCAAAGAGCTAGAAGCAGGTTCAATTGCTGTACTCTTTGAAAAAAATAGAATGGAGATAATCACCATTAAACATATTGATCCGGCAGGAGATTGGGTAGTCATGGGCCAAGGCTTTGATGATTATACAGTTCCAATAAATGCTCAGTTATGTAGATTAGTTGTAATAGGAGATAGTGGTAGTTATCCCCTAAAGTATAATCAATGGTCAAATTCAATTCGTAGTAAAGAGGTAAACTCTGATGAATTCATTGAATTTGAATTAGTACCACAGAAGTTTAAAGAAGGTAAGCACATACGCGTATGTGATACCTGTACAGCACAGTTTTTGGCAGCAAGAAGTCAAACTGACTGCAAGAAATGCTGTACTGAAAACTGTACTGCTAAAATACTAATCAATAAAACAGTTAAACCAAGAAGACCACGGATATTAACATCTCAGCAGATAAAAGAAATTGCTTTAAATGCATACAAGCATGGCAAGGATGGACTAGATACTGCAGAGTTTATCAAATGGTTAGAAAATCAATTTTAATATGCCAGTAACTGCATTAAAGGTGTTTGATAATAACATCAAGGAAATAAAGTACATTCGGATAACTACCCAACCTGATGAAGTAAAGGGAGGTCTGATTGTAATAGTAGAGGATATGGATCCAACGTTTGAGTTCAAACAGGGTTCTGATGCCGGAGTAGATAAACGTGACTCAGAAGAAGAGTATCACAAAGAGCTGCGTATAATGGCAGCTGAGAAAGAACAATTAATAACCTCACATAGCACGAATCCAGAATGGAATCCAGAAGGCTATGTTAAAAACTTAGATGATGGGAGCAAATAATATACACGTAATCCAAAAAGGTGACAATATGATGCAAGCCTTTAGAACAGCAAAAGAAGAAGCCGCTGAAGAATACGGTCACCAACAAGGCTACAGTGGAGAAATAAACTCTTGTACATTCGGAGCTGATAAAACAGCAAAATACAAGGAGTTAGGTGAGGAAGCTTTTGAAGAATGGGCTTTAGATAATATGGACAAAGGTGAAGTGGCTGCATATGACAAAGGCGATGGATCTTATGGCTTTGTAGGATGGGCTCCATGCTAACGCTTACCGAGTATATAGCTCAATCAGACCCAATCCATAAACCAACAGTCCGTTTAAAAGAAGGTGAATACCAACTCGGAACTAGTATAACAATGCATAGAAATAGCGTAAGAGAGGAAACACGTACCCAATGTTGGGTACAAGGTTTTCCTTACGAGTATTGTCTAATACATGATACGCTCTATACCACAGACGGTGACGGTAATCCTAAGAAAATAAGTGTATTTAGAATTAAAAATTAAATCATGAGTGATACAAGCAAACATATATGGGAAGGCTGGACAGTTCAAGACTTTATTGATGAACTAGAAATATTCTTTCAGCACCAAACATTTAAAGATAAGCAGGAAGTACGTGACTGGTGTAAGGATAACCAACCTTACTATAAGAAACATATACCTGAAGTAGCTAATCACTTCATTAAAAAAGCTGGATTATGAGTGATAAAAATCAATGGTGGGGCTATAAGCACACCGAAGGTACTTACCAAGCAAAGAGATACTTTGAGCCACTTGATATTCAAGAGGCTAATGAAAGTCCTTTTTGTGAAATAGTAGTTGGTCCATTTATGGCAGCTAACAGGGATGAGGCTATTGCAACTGTAAAAACCCTAACTAATGATGTATCCAACTAATCGTATCATCAGTGCTTTTACTAATCCTGTAGATGATGCAGTAGTAGAAGCATATGCTATAGAAATGAAAGGGAATGACATAGATACTGGTCATAACGGTTTTCCACCTATTCTCGGATATGCATCTACCATAAATGAGGATGATATTGAGAATGAAGACCTTTTCTTTATGACCGGAGAACAAGTAACTGCAGAACACCTGAATCAGGAAGTTTGGTATGTTACAAACGGTCATCACAGAACATTAGCAGCAATCAAAGCTGAGTTAAATTACATTGAAACTGAAGTAGATTATAACTGTCTTACAACAGAAGCAGAACTATTAAATTATAAAAAAAATGAATACGGCAACGCATTTTAAAGCACATAAAAGACAAAGTCAAGATAAAGGTTTTGCAATAACTCTCTATAGGTTTATGGGATTATCCAAAGGTGGACAAACCGAATGCAACTGTTATCCAGAGTTATTAGCAAGAAATTCTATATGTCATTTTTGCAGCAGCGAAAAAGTAGGAAAAAGACCACAATATCTTGGTCCTATGGGTTGGTCATTCCACTCAATAGATAAAGATGAAGATATTATAAAGTTATTACATCCTATAGAAAAGTTAGAAGAAATGACTGGGGATAATTTAGAAACTAAAACATTCAGTGGGGATAATATCTACGCTGGTTAAAATTAATATTATGACAACAGAAGAAATATTACAAGCGTGTACCGTTGATGGTACCGTAGTTAAGTTACCGGACGGTCAATTAGATCGTAAAGCCTACATGGACATTAAAAAACACCTAGAAGGCATTGGAGGAAAATGGAAAGGAGGTAAAGTAGCGGGCTTTGTATTCCCGCATGACCCTAGTGAATTATTAGGCAGAGTAGCTGCAGGAGAAAAGGTAAACCTGAAGAAGGATTTCCAATTCTTTGCTACTCCTGATGAATTATGCGACCATTTAGTAGAGCTAGCTAAACTAGATCCTGAACATAATATACTAGAACCAAGTGCAGGACAAGGCGCTATTGTTGAAGCAATCAGAAGACAGATACCAAATATAATGGTAGATTGTTATGAATTAATGCCTCAAAATCAAAGCATCTTAATGGGTGTAGGTGGTGTTATATTTATGGGAGAAAACTTCCTAACAGATTGTGATGATAAGTTTGATCGTATTGTAGCTAACCCACCTTTTACTAAAGGGCAAGATATAGAACATCTGAGAAAGATGTATGATCTACTGGAGGATGAAGGTTTAGTAGCATGCATTACATCTTTATCTTGGATACACAGTTCTAATAAAAAGTCTACTGAGTTTCGTAACTGGTTATGCGATGATTTAGAAAATGGTACTGATGGTTTTGATTGGGATAGATTCTCAAGAATCGGGACAGATGCTCAGTTTTATAGAAAAAACGGTGACCGTGTTTATTTAGAAATGGTAGATGCAGGTACTTTTAAAGAAAGTGGCACCACAGTAAAGACAGCAATAGTTGTCATTGAAAAACCTAACCCTTTTGGATAATGAATGAATCAATAGAATTAGCTTTCAAACAAGGAAGCTCAGATAAGGTATACAAAGCAGAACTCAAAAAAGAGGGTGATGGTTTTGTAGTTAACTTTGCCTATGGTCGTAGAGGAAGTGCTATGGCAACAGGTACTAAAACAGATACGCCAATTGAGTATGACTTGGCTAAAAAGACTTATGACAAGCTCGTTAAGTCTAAAACATCTAAAGGTTATAATCCAGTTGGTGAACCAGCTGATACAATCAATGTAGTTGACAAATCAGATACAGGAATCAGACCTCAGCTCTTAAATGAAATAGATGAAAAAGATGTAGAGAAATACTTAAATGATGACCGTTATTGCATGCAAGAAAAGAATGACGGTAGAAGAAAGCTTCTTCATTATACAGGCTCAACAGTCCTGGGTATCAATAAAAAAGGATTAGAAGTCCCAGTAATCACACAAATGGTGAAGGATTGTCAGCAAATACGTGGTGCAGCGCTTATAGATGGTGAAGATATGGGAGATGTATTACGTGTGTTTGATATGCTTTCTTATCCTAACATGGCATACGAAGCAAGATTTGCAATATTGGAAGATATCATTCCCAATAATGTAAAGAGTTTGCAAGTTGTTGAAACAGCTTGGACAACAATGCAGAAAGGTGATTTATTCATGAGGTTGAAAATCAATAAAGCTGAAGGAGTTGTATTCAAATTAAAGGATGCACCATATTCCGCAGGAAGACCTGCTTCTGGAGGATCTCAATTTAAGTGTAAGTTTTATGAATCCGCATCTTGCATAGTTAGTTCAGTGAGTGATGTGAAGAGTTCAATAGGAATAGCTGTATTAAATGATATGATGCCCGGACCAGCAGATCAAACGGAAGAGGTGGGTAATGTAACAGTTTACCCTAATCAAACTAAGCCTAAAGTTGGTGACATAGTCGAGGTTAAGTATCTCTATTATTACCCAATGGGATCCCTTTACCAACCAGTCTTGTTGGGCATCCGAGATGATGTAAATAAAGATGAATGCTTATTAAGCAAATTGAAAACTAAACAAGGAACCGATGATGGAAGAAGTTGAAAGAACTGAGCTGGAGTATAGAGAAGGTACTTCAGATAAAGTATACATAGCCATCCTTTTTAAACAAGGAGATGGATACCGTGTTAAATTTAGCTACGGTAAACGCTGGAATGTAAATAATCACAGCCATGAGCCTGAAACAGAAGTTTCATACGGAGAAGCACATGCTATTT